TAGGGTGGTTTAGTGGTTGCAATGTGGTCAGGTCAGGCAGTTGTATGTATGTGGTTAGGGGGATGTGTTGGTATTGGTTAGAATGTGATAAGCGGTAATATAACTTGATGAATGGTAGCTTATTATTTTGCGGTATCAAAATTACGTCTTATCTTTGTGTTATATTAATTAATCAAAATATTAAAAAGACATGAAAAACATTTTTAAAATCAATTATGACGGAATGTACTCAAGTATTGAAGAAATAAGCCCAATTAACTTGCTAGGAGAGACAATAAAATTTGACAACTACAATTATTTTCCGACCAAAGTAAAAGCAAAAAAACAATTGATACAAGAATTGACAAACCGAATGAACCATTTAAAGGAAGCTATTAAATATATTAAACAATCATATTAATAAAAGGGGCTTGAAATATAGCCCCACTTTTAAAAACCTCAATTTGCTTAAACAAAATAAAACAACAATGAAAAACACAACTACAACAATCGCAAGAAACTCAAGTTACTTTAACCCTTATTTTTTTGAAGGGAAACAAATTAGCCGTTTAGTATTTTTTAAGGACGGCAATGAACTTGCTAGGGTTAATTGGTTTACGTTAAACGTATCAAATAACCGAGTGCCATTAATTGATTTTGAAACCCCTATTTTGAACAAAAGAAAAATAGACTTAAATACAAAGCAAGTTTACTATTTTTCGGGTAATATATATATTCACGCCGATATCGTGGAATTTAAATTCGTGGAAAGCGAAACCATTGATATGGAAAACGAATATAGAATAAGACACAAATTTCAAATAAATGTACTTTGTCAAATTGAAGAAGGTTACATTAATGAACAAGAGCAATACCGCACAAGATTGACAGACCTACAAAAGCGAGATTTAGTAGAAAGCTATGCCGTAGATTTTGAACCTAAACCGCAACAAATTCAAGCAAATAAATTAGCAGAAGAATTTAAAAGCGTTTTAAATGTAGATATAAGCAAATACGATATTTATAAGCTACTAAACAAGTACCAAATCATTAATAAAATATAAACCCCAAAGGACGTTTGGCGGTAACGTATAACCGCCCATTTTTTAAATTTAAATCTAATCAAATGCAAGTAAAAGTAAAATTTTTGTACCACGAAGGAAATAGCGACCTATATGCCTATTTTCCAGAATTAAATTGGAACAACACCTCAAAGAGATGCTATTCGGGTAATGAACAACACGCCGGATGCAGTCCTTTCTATGCAATGGAAAGTAGAGAAGCCACGAAAGATGAATGTAGAAGCCTAAAAATTGAGTTAATTCATATCGGTTACCAATTGGATATACTTAATAATTGGGACGAGCCAACGCAATTTGAAAGAGATATAAACGAAATTTATTTTAATATTATTTAAAAATTTAATACAATGAAAAAATATTCACTTTGGACGATTGAACACGAAAGTGTTTATATGGTAATGGCATATAAAGTAAAAGACACCAATAGCAGTAAAGAAGTAGATAAATGGCTAGATGAAAGTCTTGACAATGGTGCATCCTTTTATAGAGAAGAAAACGAAGTAAATGCAAATTATATTCAATTATTTCAAAATTATTAATATGAAAAATAAACTATACAAAATAGCTTTTTATATCCTTTGCTTTATGCTCGGATGCCTGATATTAATTAGCTTGGCAATGCCTGAAAATGGCAAAATATATGCCGTAATTATAGCCATAATATCGGTAACTTTTTTAACAATATTAAAATTTGATGAAAATTAATTTGCTTAATCAAAATAATATAATTAACTTTAATTTGCTATAATGAAAAAGACCGACCACATACGCAACCAAATTAGGGCAATAGAACGCCAAATTACGCTAGGCAAATTTAAAAACATATATGCCACGCAAAACAAGTTAAAAACCCTTAAAATAAGGCTAGAACAGGCAAAACAATATGAATTTTTAGCACAATAATTATAAACAAAAAAACAAACAAATCTTATGAAAATTGAATTAAAAAACTTTAAACACTATGACCGATTGAGTGAAGAAACTTTATGCTTTGTCGGTAACATTTGGGTAAATGGGATTAAATGTGGATATGCCGAAAATTCGGGTAAAGGTGGATGCAGTAGTTACCACCACGAAGGAACTGAAATAAGCAGGGAACTAATTAGAGATGCAGAAGGATTTTGTGAATCTAATGGAACTACCTTATGGGATTTTTTAGACCAATTAGCTTGTGAAATAGCATCCAAAAAAGAAAAGGATGCCATTGCTAAAAAACTAAATAAAGAGATGCAGAAAGCTATTTTAATAGGGATTGATAATGGCAGTGAAATTGCATACCAAACAATAACCTTTAAATTACCATTGAGAGATATGTGGGAAAAACACCCCGATTTTTTCAAAAAAACTTTGGTTGAAAAACTTGACAAGTACAAGCCTAAAGGATATAAGCTACTTAATACTAACATACCACAACAATTTTTAAACTTTTAAATTAAATTTTATGCAACAAAAATTTCTTACAATTTATCCTGATGATTTCAGGAATATAAACGATTGGTATGCAGTATGCGACCAATTAAAAATTGATTACAACGCCCTTGTAATTGATATTTACTACAATAAAGTGGTATATGAAACACAAAAAGAAACTAACATTTTAGAACAATTAAATTAAATTTTATGAACGATTACAACGCAACATTATTACAAGATGAACAACGCTACGAAATGAAGAAAGAATTTAAACTTGAAAGAACTTATGATGCCTATATTACTATTGAAATAGTTGAAAGGAATGGCAGGTACTATGCAGAAGTAGATAGAAATATAGACGATTTATGGCAAGAAAATGATGAATATGAATGTTGGATTGATGAACCTGATAATTTAATGACTGAAGAAAATTTGAATGAAGAAGAATATGATGCAATCATTGAAACATTTATACAATATCTTAAAACTAAAAAATAAAAATTTATGAGATTTAATTTAACATTTGAAAGCCACACAAATTTAACACCAACTTGCAAAACTTATATTAAAAACAATATAAATCCAACATTTTGGAATGATGATGAAGAAGTATATTCTTTATCATATACCCTTGAAATGCTTGAAGAAGAAATTGCATTAAACTTTGGAAACGAAATTTTTGGAATAACCAACAACGACATTGATTTGCTTAAAAAATTAAGTGATGAAAATGTAGATTATATAACCTTATACAATAAACTATAAAACTAAATTTTATGCCAAATTGGTGCAGTAACACCCTACAAATTAGTGGGGACAAAGAACAACTTGAAATGTTCAAGCAAAAGTCAATCATTAAAAGTGGAATGGATGTAGATATATTTGTTATGGACGGATGTATCCCTATGCCCAAAGAACTTAATACAATGGAAGGGATAAGTGATGAAGTAAAAGCCGAAAGGATACAAAAATATGGCTATTGTGGTTGGTACGATTGGCGATATCATAATTGGGGAACAAGAACGGATGCACACGATAGCGAAATAATAGAAGAAGATGAAAATGGTATGTCTATTGTTTTTACAACCTCTTGGTGCAGTCCGATAGATTATGTTGAAAAAGTAGCTTTGATGTATCCCGACCTTATTTTTGACCTCTATTATATGGAAACAGGTGAATGGTTTGCCGGAAGATTAACCGCCAAAGGTGAGCATATAAACCACGAAGTAGGTGAGCCAAAAATGGTAGACGAATGGGGAAACGAAGTCGAATATGATGATGAAAAAGATATGTACAAACGTATGGATGCCGAAGAATGGACGGAAGATGCCTATGAAATTAACCCATTTGAATAATAATTAAATTAAATTATTTTGCAGTATCAAAATAGTTTTATACTTTTAAATTCTAAAACATTAACAAATGAACAACACAACAAACTTGTTTGCAACCGCAACAAAAGTAAAAGAAACAATTAAAAAGACCGACAAGAAGGTCATTAAAGCGCCTTTACTAACCGATAAGGTTAAAAGGTATGCAGAACTTAAACAAGCTATTGACACCGCAACGGGAGAGCTTAAAATGATTGAAGGCGACATTAAAAATGTAGGCAAAGACTTGTTTATGAAAGAATATAGACAAGTAAAAAGCACACCTGATAATTTTAAGATACAAGATGAAGCCGGTTTTACTTGTATGTTTATAGTAATGGATAAGTACACTAGTGTAGATGAAACTAAAGCGGGTATTTTAAGCCAATTTGAAGGGTTATTATCCGAGAATGTAGTTTACAAGTTCAATGCCGACCTAGTTGAGAAATATGGCGCAGTATTGAGTGAATTGATACTTAATTGTCCTGATATTGAAGAAGAAGATAAAGGTAACCTGATTAGTGGAGAAAAGACTTTTTCAGTAACTAAAGGAAGTATTGACCGCCTGATGCAGTATGATAGTCCTGAAGCAGTATTTGAATTAATTAACCCTATTGTAGCACTTAAAAAATAAAGTTATGCTTATAAATACTTGTTGTGGATATGGAAGCCATATAGCACACGAACTATGCCCTGATTGTAAAGAACATTGCGATTGGGAAGTAATTGATAGTGAGGAATGGGAATTGCGAGATGAAGCAGAAAATCAAATTGATGAATTATTAATAAACTCAAAAAATAACTAAAAATGAAAGTTAAAGAATTAATACAAGCGCTTTATGAATTTAATGATGACGATTATGTTGTATTGTCCGCTTGTGATGAAAATGGGGATGAAACCGACCTATTTAATTTCTACATTGATACACTTGCAAGTGAAGATATGGACGGTATACCATTTACCGAAGTAAGAATATGTCAATTACCTAACCAAAAAATAGATTAAAAATGAACGAATTAACTAAAAGGGAATTTATTGCTACGGAACTAATGAAAGCATTAATATCAAAGTACACGTTAAATAAACCAGCAGACCAAGTAACCCTTGCTGAATTGTCTATTCAATTAGCAGATACATTGTTAAACCAATTAAATGATTAATTATGCCTGAAGTAACTAAAACAAGAATGTTAAGAGAAACTATGTATCATATGTTTAAGAATGATACTTTGCCATACCTTGATATGGAAGATTTTATCCTAATGTGGGAAACATTAGCAGATAGTTGGAATGTCCGTATGATTGATAACAATTGGGAAGATTTTGCTGAAGAAATCAATAGTCAAGCATCCAATAGAGAATCTGTTTTTAATGAAATTTTTGACAAATATTTTTAATATGATACCATACTTGAATTTTAATTACATATATCCACCAAGACCTGAATTTAAAATACCGCACACCGAATTGCATAAATTTGAAGGTCAGGAGTACCTAGCACAACCAAAGTACAATGGAACTTGTTGCCTTGTTTTTACCAATGGAGATGATGTTTATGTATATAATAGGCATAAGAATCCATTAAGTAATTTAGATGTAAACATTGAATTTAACCAATTAGCTAAAACTAACCAATGGTATGTCTATGCGGGAGAATATTTAAACAAAGGAAAGATAGGTGAAAATGGAATTAAAGAGAAAGACAAATTTATTATATGGGATGTCCTTGTATGGCAAGATATGTACCTGATAGGTGAAACCCTTGCAGATAGACTGATACTACTTGAAGAAGAATACCCGTCAAATAGAATGATAGTTACACCTGAAGGAGTAGAAAGCTATGAACATATATGTTTTACCAATATAGATAACATATACAAAGCCCCAACATATACGGGTGGATTTACTAAACTATATAATGAAATAGTAGAGGTAGACCTATATGAAGGATTGGTGCTTAAAAAAGCACACTCTAAACTAAATTTTGGCTTTAACGAATTAAACAACAACGATTGGCAAGTAAAATGCCGTAAAGAAACTAAAATATATAAATTTTAAAATGTGTTAAAAAAAATATTTGCCTTATTTAAACAAGACGAGTACACAAAATCAATTAAAAACAACCTAAAACAAATAGACAAAAAGATAGCAAGATCAAAAAATTATGATGAAATAGTATCATTAACTAAAGAATATAACTTGCTACAAAAAAAATTAAAGCAGTATGAAAACCAAACAAATTAGCCTACAAGAGTATGCAGACAAAGTAGATAGAGATTATTTTAGACTAAACAAAAAGAACCCTTATGAAAAAATAACCCAACAAGCAATCAAATACCGAATTAAAACAGGTTTGCCATTGCCAGAAGTTATAAAGCATAATAAAGTAGGTAGAATTCATGTATTAGTCGTAAGACATGATTTTTAAACAAACTAAATAACCCAAATGGAAACACAAACTATTAGAGAATTACCAGCTTTTGAAAGACAATTGCTATTGGCTAGAGTATATCATTTTTCTTGGTATTCGGATGAAGCGTATGCTGAATTATTAGAGTACATTAACAAATGGGAAAATGAATGTGAAGTAAAAGCAATACTTGCTCAACCTGAGGAACAAACGGAAGAAGAAAAAGAAGCAATGAAAGAAATTATTAGTAAAATTAAAACAATTTAAAATGTATTTACCTGAATGGCTAGAAATTATAGTTAAAATAATGATTTTTGCACTTTGTATAGTAGCAAATAAATATATTTATCAACTTATTAAAATTTTTAAAAATGATTAAAGAAACACTTATTTTCATATATGAATTATTATATTTTATTTTAATATCCCTTCCGTTAGCTATAACTATTTATTTAATTGCAATAACTATAAGTAAATTTAAAAAAAATGTATGAACTGAAACAGTCCACAATACTTGAATGTGAAATTGAAGTATTAAGAGAAAAAATTAAAAAACTTAACCAAGAAATTAAAGAATTAAAAGAAAAGATATGCGAAAGAGAACAACAAAAAATGGCAAATTAGTCGTTTCTGCTAATAGCAATGAACAACAGAAAGTAAAGTTTTACGATAAGAAAGCAATAAAAAAGGAGGACGTTTTAAGTCCTCCAATTATCGCTTATAAACCAAAAAAAAATTAACCAAAAACTTTTAAAACAAATTGTATTAATATAGCTAATGCAGTACCTACTGAAATAACACCTAACCAAAACCATTTTACTTTTTTTAAGGATTGGTCGTGGTCGTCAACCTTTTCTTTCATTGACTTAACATCCTCTACAAGACCATTACTTTTGGTCAAAGGATTGCCTATTAATGCTTCTATTACTTGATTCAATTTTTTATCCATTGAGTCTAATTTTGACTCAACATCATCAAGTTTATTTTCCATAATTGATAGTCTTTGATCCATCAGGCTTATTTCGGTTTGTATATCCATTTTAGAACCATTAATATTTAGATAAAATTAACTAACTATTTCAATTAATTAATTATTTTTTTTTACACATATATAATTAGATTAATACAAAACCATTCTTGTCAACTTTACCTGCTTTATGTAATGCTTGTAATTCTGCAATAGATTTACCAAGTGTTTTTTGGAAATGAGGTGCATCATTAAACTTCCAGTCGCCACCCCACTCGTAGCCATATCTTTTAAAAATAGCTACAATCTCTTGCCAATCACTCTTGCCATCGCCATCAAAGTCAGTCTTTAAGTCCCAACTTGCAGTTTCAAAAGTGCCATTCTTATCCTTATCAACTAACAAAACAATATCAATAGCTAACCCGTAATTATGATATGACTGACCGCCTTTAGCCTTAGTAACAATAGCACCCGGCTTCGTTCTGCCTTGTGCAAACAATCCGTCTTGTTCTGCAAATGTTCTTAGGGTGTAAGCAAAACGACAAGCTGCTGTGCCTGTTAAAGCTGCAACAATCTCATCATACATAGTTAACGCTTCTTCTCTTAATTTAGGGTGGAGCAATTGTATTCTCTCCAACGTTTTTTGGTCTTTCATTTTTATAACATTTTAATTGTAAAATATGTCAATAATATTACCCAGAGGGTTGCCCCTATAAGTAATGCTCTTTTTTCATTATTCGGCATTTTCTTTCTTTTTAAATATCTTTTCAACTGATGTTAAGCCTAAAGTGCCAAAGGCTAACAAAGATACCGCTTCTACAAGTACTGTACTTGGAGCTATGTGTTCTTCACTAAAGCTATTGTGGTACATGGTAGCACATAAAGTTACTACACATAATAAACCACATAAACGCTTCATACTAAATCTGCCATTGTCTTCTTGAAAAAATTGTTTCATATTATTTTGCTATTTGTGTGAATTGTAAAATTATAACTCCGATGAGGATGATTTTTTGGAGGAGGTGGAACGCTTCTTCTTTTTCGTAGTTGATATTTCTGTATCCGGTATAAAGCTCTCTACTTGCTTCGTATTTACCTTTCCAATAAAAGATTGTATCATTTTTAACAAGTAATTTTTTATAAAGTTCTTCATTTGTTTTGTTTTTAATTGCTACTGAATCGGTTAGTGAATCTATTTTTTGAGAATAAAACTTGTAAAGCATATTGATTGTATCTGCTTGTGATACTTTCATTATAACCACCGAATCACCTCTAAATATCCTTTTTACGGGGTACTGGCAATAAGACGTATGGCACAAGAGTATCAAGACTGATGCTATCAAACTTTGCTTTAGTTTCATTTAATTCTATTTTTAATTCTTTGTTTTCTTCTTTTAATCCTACTATTTGGCTTATAGTTTGCGTTACTATCTTCTTTTGTTCTTTTGTAGCGGCATCTTGCAATGTGGCTTGGACTTGGATATTGGACTGCGCCTTTTTTAAAAGCATATCCAATTCTTGATCTTCTTTAGACTCCTCACTTACACCTTGAGCCGTAACACCACAACCAAATAAAAATATGAATACTAAGTATTTCATTATTTAAGGGATTTTATAGCTCCTAAATCATTTAACATTTTTAATTGAGATGCCGTTACTGCGCCTGATGAATCGCTTCTTCTCAATGCATCTTGCACTGCGTCTAATCTTGTTTCCACTTTATCAACCCTTCTGTCTTGCTTATCTGCATTTGTCTGGAATGTGCTTCTTATATCTACATACAAATATCCCATAGCTATAATAGCTAAAAATGCAATTGCTTCTTTTGGATGCTTGACAAAATCTTTAAAGCTGACCGGCAATGGATTTGCAGATACATTTACATCTTTTTTTTCATCTGTCTTTTTTGTTGTTGCCATTGTTAAAATATTTTAGAGTAGTATCCTAATTGGAACTGTTTGTTGTTAGTAATATTTAATTGGATAATTCCTTTGTTAGCTGATTTGTAAATCAAGCCTCCTCCGTATCCAAAATTGTTTTCTTGCTTTGTTGCCATTACTCCCCAATACAATGATGCTTTTGGTGGTGGCGGTGGCGTGCGTATCTCTCTTACCTTCACAATAGTTTTTTGTGTTAAGCTAGCGTTAAAACTTCTGCCATATATCTTGTTTTGTGATATAGTGTCATTTATAGCTACTATTCCCTCTGGTAATGATAAAGTATCTTTGAATACATTCTTGGCAAAGAAATCTTTTAAAATAGCGCTGGTATCTACATTTAGAAAACTGATTGTTGTATCGTATATTGTAGTATCATGCACTATGTCTTTTCCTTTCTTCCATTTATATATGGTGGTATCTTGTCTTAAAGTATCTACCTTTTCTATTACGACAGGCTGTATGTCTTTTAAAGAAATAGCAGATTTTGTCATTAAAAAAATGATAAACAATAATACGACTATAAATATGTTCTTATACATATGTCAAATATACTGATGTTTGATATTTTTTATGCGATTTTTTACGTTAACTTTTTTATATTAATTTTTTAAATTAAATTTATTAATATAAATTTGCTGAATACTAAAATCGGATTATGAAAATATTATATCTAATGTCGCATATCTCAACGGGCGGTATGCCTCAATTTGTACTTAAACGTATTCAAACTTTACTTGACTATGCTGAATCGTTTGAAATTTTTGTTGTGGAATACGAGGATTATGGAAAGTTATTCCCGGTACAAAGGGATCAAATAATCTCTTTATTGGGTAATAACTTTTATAGTCTTGATAGCGACAAAATGCGAGCTATGGATATAATTAGGGATAACGGAATAGATATTGTTCATTTGGATGAAATGCCAGAATCAATGGGCAATGACACACTTTTTAATGAATTGTATTGCAATGATAGGACTTGGCGCATAGTAGAAACTTGTCATAACTCTAATTTTAGACCTCTTGATAGTAAACGATACCATCCTGATATGTATGCTTTTTGCACCTCTTGGCACGAAGATATATTTGCAGGGATGGATAGTAAGTTTGTAACCATACCTTACCCAATAGATTTAAAGCTTAATTTATGGATAGAAAAAATACACGCTAAGAAGGATTTAGGCATGGATTTAAAGAAGAAGCATGTTATAAATGTAGGGCTTTGGACTTCGGGCAAGAATCAAGCTGAAGGGTTAGAAATTGCTCGTAAGTACCCTGATATGATGTTTCATTTTATCGGCAATCAAGCGGGGAACTTTATGGACTATTGGGAGCCACTAATGAAGGATTTACCTAGCAATGTGAAAGTGTGGGGGGAAAGGACTGATATATCTACCTTTATGTCTGCGGCTGATATTTTTATGTTTAATTCTACTTGGGAGCTAAATCCATTGGTACTTCGTGAAGCTATTGGTTACAAACTGCCCATTATTGCCCGTAATTTGCCTCAATATGATGGTATGTATGATAAGTATATTAATCCAATAGATACTGATTTAAGTACCTTAGAATGTAATTACAACGTACCTACCGATAACAATTCATTGATTTTTGGATTAAGGCATGAAGAAGCCTATTTAAAGTTACTTGAACTACCAATTAAGGAGCAAAAGCCTATTATAATACAACATTTTGTAGATAATCCATACTTGGAGATTAAAGGAATTAATGTTAGTGCTAAAAAAGATAAGGATTCTGTATCAATTGTTTTAGCCCACCCTAATAACGATTTCAGGAAACAACTGCTTAAAAATTGCTTATCTAGTTTAAACACGAATATCATTTTGTCTGCGAATTTTCCAATAGAGGAAGATGCACAAGAGCTTTGTGATTATGTTATTTATACAAAAGAGAATCCTTTGTTGTTTAAGAGTGAATTTGCTAAATACAATGTGGCATATTATCATTGGTTTACAAATAAAAAAGGAGAAAAAGAGTACCAATTATTTGAAAAAGAACATGGGTATTGCGTGTATACCTTAATGCGTAATGGAATAGAATTGGCTAAAAAACTAGGCTATAAGAAGGTAAACATAATCAATTACGACTACCAGCTTACTAAAGCAACAATAAACAACAATTTAAAGGAATTAGATACAAATGATTTTGTAGTCTATAAATACACTAACCTGTCTTATGAAGAAGATTCATATTGCTCTGCTTTTTTATCAGCCAAAACAGATGCTATCTTATCATTTGTAACCAAATTTAAAGACAAAAAAGATTACTACACAAATGGCACATCTTTCAATATACTTGAAGTTAAGTTCTATAACTTTTTAAAAGAAAACAACTACAAGGTTAAAGAGTTGTTAATGGCTGACTTGAAAAAGGATAACAAAGTTGACATTGAAGGAATAGACTATACAAATGATGTCCAACGAGATAAGGTTCTTTTAGACAAAAGATTTTATGTTGAATTTTACGAAAATGGTAATTGTGTCTATAATAATCATTTAGATGTTAATAATTGGGTAAAACTAAATAGACAATGGTTTACTGAATGGGAGGTTAAAATATGGGATCAAGGTAATTTGATATTTGAAAACAAGCTAAACCTTGAAAGCAAGAGAGTCTTTATAACGCTTGAAAGTAAATCACTAGGGGACACTTTAGCTTGGATGCCATATGCTTTGGAGTTTAAAAAGAAACATAATTGCCATGTCATTGTATCTACTTTCTGGAATCATATGTTTGATTACCCTGAATTAGAATTTGTAAGTCCGGGTGATGTGGTTCAAAACGTATATGCTTTATACAGAGTCGGGTGGTTTTATGATGAAAATAAAGAACCTGAAGTGCCTCATACAATTTCAATGCAAAAGGCTGCTACTAACATACTAGGGTTAGAGTACAAGGAGGTAAGACCTAGATTAAAGATAAAACCTGTTGAAAAAATTAAGCAAGTAGTCATTGCTATACATTCTACCGCACAAGCTAAATATTGGAATAATCCAAAAGGATGGCAAGAAGTGGTAGACTATTTGATTAGCAAAGGATATGTGGTTAAACTTATATCCAAAGAAGGCGTTGACTATATGGGCAATATAGCCCCAAATGGCGTAGTTGTCCACCCGAATGGTAGTATTGAGTCAGTTATGGAAGAAATGCTTAAATCGGAGTTCTTTATAGGTATAGGGAGCGGTTTAAGTTGGCTATCTTGGTCTTTAAATATCCCAACCGTTATTATTAGTGGTTTTTCTGAACCTTTTGCTGAGATGGAAGATTGTATAAGAGTATCTGCACCTCAAGGAAAGTGTAGTGGTTGCTTTAATAGGCATAGATTAAACGCAGGAGATTGGAATTGGTGTCCTGATCATAAAGGGACTGAAAGACAATTTGAATGCACTAAATCAATTACTGCACAAATGGTTATAGATAAAATAAAAGATTTTATGGGCAAGATCCATCAATGGCAACTATTGGGGAAAACTGCGCCATCTAACAATTTCCATCACCAGATTCAATAACAACACCAACACTTGTATTGATTACTTGACTTGAGAATGTTACATAATAAGGTCCTGGACCTAATGAAGAAAATCCATCTATACAGGCAGTATTATATTCAGAATCTTCTATACGCATATAATTGTCAAGGTTAGTAGCATCTGCATAATAAACCAATATATCGTATGTACCTATTTGTGTAGTGTAACCTGTTGTGCCATTACCTATATCTAATGGGAATGAAGCACCTGTAATACTAACTCCATTAACTGTAACGTTTGTTATAGTTCCTGTAAAGAAATTATTTGTAATGTATAAAGTGGCTTCATTATTTTGTAAATCTTGTTTTACAACTAATTGATTATCTGCTTTTGCTGCAAAAGAAGGATATGAGGGGTTTACAGTTACATACGTATTACAAGCAGACTTTGTAGCCATTTTGTTGGTAGAGGGTATAGTAGTTTTTGCACTAAAGTATCCTTGAGACACTCCACTGATTAAGCTATTAAAAGATACACCTTGATTATTTGCTAAGTCACTATATGCCATGTTTATTTTAATTTAGCTTCTAATTCTGCAATACGTTTTTCTAATGCTGCTATTTTTAATGTATGAACATCCATGTAATTTACGGATAACTTTTCACCACCTGAAACTGCCTCTGGAAGATATGATTGCACTTGTTGAGCCGAATAACCATATCTTACTGCATTGTTATCATCATCTGTTCTAGTAAATTTAATTACATCTATTGGTAAGTCTATTGATGGATTTGTTTCTAATACATTCTTAAATCTTATATCTGAACTTTCAAAAAATGCAGCAGCAGTTAGATTAGAACCGCTAATTGTTACTCCTGTATTTGCTGTTGCACTATTAGATGTACCATTGGCTGTAAGCACAGCTCCTGCAGTTGTTGGAGAAATAGAATTAAATCCAGTTCCATTTACCCCACTTGTGCCTGAAGAACCATTGCCTCCGTTTGCACCTGAAGTACCTGACGAACCCGAAACACCACTTGTACCATTACCACCTTGCGCGCCACTTGTACCTGACGAACCGGCACCTCCGTTTACTCCTGAAGAACCTGATGAGCCAGAAACGCCGCTTGTACCTGACGAGCCATTTGCGCCAGATGTGCCACTAATACCAGCCGTTCCGTTTACTCCACTTGTTCCAGAAGATCCGTTATTCCCATTTACACCGCTTGTGCCTGAAGATCCGTTATTCCCATTTACACCGCTTGAACCGCTTGAGCCACTTGTTCCGTTCACTCCGCTTGAGCCGCTTGAGCCGCTTGAACCGCTTGAACCGCTTGAGCCACTTGTACCATTTGCGCCAGATGTGCCATTTATTCCCGATGTGCCATTTGCCCCCGAAGTCCCTGAACTACCATCGCCACCACTAGCACCGGCTAGGTTTACTAACCATGCATTGTATGTGCCTGAACCAACTGTTGTGATTGGCGCACCAAATACTAAACTGCCTGTGCCGTTGTTATAAGATGTTACAACTGATTCTTGATAGTTGCTAGGATTAAAAGATATGATAACTGTTTGACTAGGACTATAAGCTAATCCAACGCCGACAGTAATAGTTCCAGCATTGCCTAATGTGAATGAAGTAGCTGATGATGTTAAATATCTGTCCCCGCTAATGCCGCTTGTACCTGAAGTACCAGTAGTTCCTGAAGTTCCAGTAGTACCGCTTGTACCGGTAGTTCCTGAAGATCCTGATGAACCTGAAGATCCTGAAGATCCTGACGAGCCAGAAGATCCTGATGTTCCCGTAGTACCACTTGAGCCTGACGAGCCAGAAGATCCACTACTACCACTTGATCCAGAAGATCCACTATTACCACTAGTACCTGAAGTACCCGTAGTACCACTTGATCCATAAATAGGTATATTTAATACATTGCTACTAAAAGTAGCCGGTCCAGTTGTGCCAAATGTGGTTAAGCTAATTGGTAGTTGATAATCCACATTAGGGGTTGCAGTTGCAAAACCACTTGTACCAACTTGCTTTATTATGCCTGATACATTAGGTATTTCACTAAGGACTGTATTTTTGCTCATTTTCTATTTTTTATTCTGTTTCAACAGGAACTTCTTTTGCTTTTTCTAATTCAATAGCTATTTTTTCAATAAATCCTAGTATCTCTTTGCCATATTTTGTTGGCAATTGCTCATTAGCATAATTCATTAATACTTGAACTTGTTCAGCGTTCAATGATGGTACCGGTAGTTGTTTTGTTTCTTGGTTCATTTTTTTAGTTTTTATTTTATATACAAATATAGTTAAATACTTGAAATTTCCTATGGGTTAGAAAAAGGTAGCGGAAGTACCACAATAGGAGGGTTAACTTGATTCTCTATTTGAGCATCTAAATTAAGGTCTAAAGCTGCAACATCTATTGAAGCATCAAGCCAACCACAAACGATTTCATAAGTTAAGTCCTCATAAGGGATAAAGTTTGTAACATCATCCTTTGAGAAGGATTGAGTACTATATACACTTGCGGTGTATTCTTTATCATTTACTACTTCATTTGCGATTCTTGACCAATGTGCAACCACAACAAAGTCAGTTAAATTTCCGTCTTGTGGAACGCAGTCTAATTGATTGATAAAAAAATACTTCATACTATTTTAAATTTTATATTTCCAAATACATTTTCTATGTGTTTTACCTAAGCCATTGCAACATTTCCATATATTGCTTTCATTATATCCATTTTTAGCAGCTTCTTTCTTAGAAGACCACTCTTTTATAAAGTTCCCATCTAAATCAAATTGTAAAATTGCTCGTTTAATCTTTGATTCAGACATTTTCTTTTTTCTTTCTTCGCTATATTTCTGACCATAATTAGCACTATTAACACCAGAATATTTTAACCTTTTATACATTTTTTGTTCTTCAGTCCTTTTCTTACCAGTATTGGCTAAAGATATTTTTCTTTTCATTTCCTCAGTAACAACTCTATTCTTCCAATTTGTATTACCCTTTTGAGAATTACTCATTTTTTGTCTTGCAGCATCTGATAATTTATAACCATCAAATCCTTCGCCTCCATTAGTTAAATTACAAAGCGTACCTGTTTTCAAGTCCCTTCTGCCATATAATGATATAAACTCTCTTTCTTTGGCTTGTGCTTCCTCCCAAGTCAATTCTTGAATTAGAATTTCAACTTCAAATTCAGTCTTGTTTGTAATCCTTTTCCATTGAGTACTTCTATCGTATGTAGAATATGCTCTCTTATATTCATCATTAGTATTGCTTATGCCAATATAAAAAGGCATATTTGTATCAATTCTTATATGTCTATAAATGTAAGCCATACTACAAATTTAACATTATTTAGCTGCAATCATTGCTTTTAATTCTTCTATTTGTGCTTGTTGCTCTTGAATACACTTTGTCAAAATAGCAAACTCCATTCCAACCTTTAAACCTAATGAATCTTCATACCCACTTATTAAGTTTCCGTCATCATCATATTTTCTTGTGTCATTTTGATATACAAAAGATGGGAATACCTCCTGCATTTCTTGTGCTATAAATCCTATGTGCTTGTCCTCATTACCTATCAAATTAAAATTTACCACATTCAACCTCATTATGTCATAAAGTTTAGGTGTAGCAGATACGATGTTTTCTTTTAATCTTCTATCAGATGCAAGTGTACCATAAGAACCATTAGTGTTTACTATATTTCCATTACCATAAACAAACATTCTGTCTGACCCATCTGTGACTGCTATGTAATGATAATTAGATGCATTATTACTTGTACTTCCTAATACAGTGATTATTGCAACATTATCAGTAGCGCTTGTATTTGTATTTCTAAATTCGTGATACGCACCATTTACTCCAATATAACTACCGTTATTACTTGCCTTAATAAAACCCCCCGATGTGATTCTCATTCGTTCGGTAGGTCCAGTATAAAAACTTAAAAATCCAGTACTAGTAAATGATTGTTGCATTCTAAACTCTTCAGTTTGAGCATCACTATATAATCTTGGACCATTAGTTGATTCATTAAATCTTAAACTTGATTGATATGTAGATTCAGCTTTAAATATTAAATTTTGATATGCACCAATATAAACATCTAATTTACCTGCAGGGCTACTCGTTCCGATTCCAACGTTACCTGAAGCGTCAAGACGCATTTTAGCAGTAGGAGTAGTTGAGCCACTATTTGATGTTCTAAAATCAATATAACCTCCATCTGCTCCTGTTGTTGTTTGCTCAATATGAATAGCACCTAAAGAACCTCTATTGCTTTGACCCGTAAATCTTCCACCTGCCGTTGCAACGTCTAATGCTTGTTTAGAAATAACTTGTCCATTGGTATCTATTAAAAAAGAACCTCCTGTTTGTGTAAATGTAGCAGCACCGGTATAAGCTAATGCTAAGCCAGATGTTCCATTAGGCATAATATTTAATCCTGCATCTGTTCCTTCTGCAGCAGTTGAAATTGTCCATAAAGGAGTACCAGCAGTTAATTTAAAATCTAACGCTTTAATTTGATTAGATGCATTTCTACCAGACATTCTTATAACTGTCTGTACTGCATCTTGCGTAAGACCACTAAACGTAGCACTTGTACCACTTAAAGCACCAGTAAGGTTAGTAGCTCCTGTTACTTGTAGTTTAAATGAGGCATTGGCTGCTGCACCTATACCCACATTATTAGAGGAGTCTGTAAAGACGCAATTATTTAAAAAACCGGTATCCCTTGTTTTGCCCATGATCTTTATCTATTAATAAGTGAGTTTATTGTTTGTTGTTGTTCGTTTACTTTTTGGTTTAGTTCTTGGATTGCTTTAACTAATAAAGATACCATATTTGCATAATAAATGGCATCTGGAGTTTTATCTTCTGCATATTGTACAAATTCAACCAAGCCTAAATCATTTATTTCCTCTGCTATTAAACCTGCATATTGTGTATCTCCATCATTTTTGCCTTTATAATAAACAGGTCTTAATTGCATTACCTTCTCTAAGCCTTTATCATAATTTCTTACATCGGTTTTATATTTTATTGATGAAGTTGACCTTTGTAAAGTTCCGTCATTAGCAAATATTGCATTTGCCCCTGCTCCTGTTGTATTGTTATAAGGTGAATTTGGTCTTGTTCCTGTACTTGTTAATCCATCATTTCTTACATAAAACAAATCTTGAACATTTGAGTTTGCTATCCCTAATGCAAAAGCTGTACTATCCGATGTTGCTGCAGTTATTTGTAGCCTAAAATTAGAATAACCAGTTGAGCCTATCCCAACCATACCCCCCGATGTGATTACCATTCTTGCAGCAGCAGCAGTTTCATCATATATTATATAACTATTTGAAAAGTCAAAAGATAATCCAGTAATATATGATTTAGCAGTACTTTTAAAAACAGCATAAGCATTTGCATTTGCAATTGAAGATTCTAAAACTAATGTTTGAGTATTTGCTGCGCCACCTAAAACGTGCAACTTTTGACTTGGACTACTCGTTCCAATTCCAACGTTACCACCTAATGGTTGTAATAATAAATTATAAGCAGCCGTATTTCCATCTGTTCTTTGGCTTTGTAAATATGTATTACCATTTGTTAAAACGTCTGCCACCATTCCATAAACGCCACCATTCAATAACTGAAATTTTGCAGTTGATGTTCCTAATGCAGCCGGTGAGCCTGAATTATTACTTCCATAAACTATAATACCACCACTTGCCGTTATATTACCCGAAAAATTAGCAGCACCAGTATTGGCTAATGTAAATAATGTAGCAGTATCTGCTTGGTTAAGAATTGTAAGATTTGTTGAGCCAGTATATAAATAATTTATAGAGCCGCTTGCAGCAGCAAAAAATCTATTTGCACCAATAAAATTATATACACCACCCGCAAAAGTTACACCACCCGTCAAAGTTCCACCCGCTAAAGGTAAGTAAGCAGATAGGTTACTTGTAAGGGCTATTGTACCACTTGCATCTGGTAATGTATATGTTCTATCTACTGATAAGGCAGCTGGTTGAATAAACCCATTTGAACCATTTCTTAAATTTAATACACCAAATCCTGAACCAGTTAAATCTCTTGATAACGAGGCCAATAAACCATAACCAGTTGGTTGAATAATAAAATTATCTGCATTTACATTTCCAGTAACTTGTAATTTATAACTACCAGAAGCTGCTCCTCCTATACCTACATTATAAGATGAATTTACTGCTATTGCATTTGATAAAATTGCGTTACCTGTATTTAATGATGGCATTTTACTTTTGTTTTATTCGTTACGTTTTTTTCTTTTAACTACCTTTTCTGGATGTTTATACTTCCAAATATACCCACATACTTCTTTTAATTTACCTTGACAACACTTTGTAATATTTGTTGATGTCCCATATTGCTTAACAGCATCAATTATTCCTTCCCATTCTTTGATAAAGTTACCGTTTAAATCGTATTGTAAAATAATGGTTTTTTTACATTTAGACATCCTATTCTTTGTTTCATCAGTAATAACACGATTTTTGTTATTTTCAGATATTTTAATCCTATGTTCCAAAGACATTGGATTTTTATGCTTTATGCCAATTCTTGATTCTTTATGCTTTTTAAGCATTTCTGGGTCTTGCAATCTTTTTTTGTGATATTCTGATAGCCTTTTTTTACATTCTTCAGTATGTTTTTTACCTTTATGAGAATCTGACATCTTTTTTGCTACTTCTTTAGTTATAATTTTATTCAAACAGCCATCTCCGCCATCTGTTAAATTAACCAAACATCCTGTTCCTAAATCAACTCTACCATACAATTTAATAAATTCTATTTCTTTTGCCCTTGCGCTGTCATCATCAAGATTATCAAACAAAATATCAACTTCGTAATTCGTATTTTTTACAATATTATGCCAATGTTTGTTTCTATTATCTTTTCCATAAGCCCTATAGTAATTTTTAGCACTACCAATACCTATGTAAAACGGTTCGTTTTTGTCTAATCTGATATGTCTATAAACGTATGGCATTATTTTGTAGCTACAATTTTATGAAGTTCGTCTATTTCTGCTTTTAACTCTTGTATTGCTTTTACTAAAACTGCAGTTAATTGTCCATAAGATAATCCCTTCATACCTCTATTGTCTGTTGATACTAATTCTTTAATTACTTCTTCAACTTCCTGTGCTATAAAACCAACTTGTTCTAAATTATCTTCTTTCATTTTATAACTTCTTGGCTTTAACTTTAATACTGCATCTAAGCCATATTCAATATCCTTAACATCTTTTTTAATAGAAATATCTGATGCATCAGTCCATACCCCTGCACTTGATAAAGTTCCTTGATTACTACCATTCCACCATGCCATTGTGCTACCATTCATATAGCATTGTCTATAATTACCACCATCATAAACTGCCATACCAATTGCATCAAGTGCTAATCTTGCACTTGCAGAATTTGTTCCAATTCCCATTAATACACTACCCCCCGATGTGATTCTCATTCTTTCTGAATTGCCTGTTCTTATACTAAAATCACTTGCACTTGTTGTTCCTACAAAAGAATCACTACTAACTCCACACTCAAGCATCACTGTTGTACCAGCAGGATTTGTTATTTTTACACCTTTCGTTCCATCTACTGCTGCATTTGCAACCGCTAAATGTAATAAAGCACTTGGACTTGCAGTTCCAATTGCAACTGATCCTCCTAATGGTTGTAATAAAATAGGGTAATTAATATTACTATTATTAGCATCTTTAACTTGTAACCACATACCATAAGATGCACCATTATAACCACCGATATTTAATTGTGGCCCTAAATTACCCGTAATTGAAAATAAGTTATTTGTATCAGCAGTCATTGATGGATTACCAGAAGTTCCAAATACACTTAATCTTGCTATGTCATTTGCATTATTAACTCTTACACTACTTGAGAATGTAGCAGCACCAGTAGTGCCTATTGTAAGTCTTGCAGTAGCATTTGTGCCTAAAATTAATTCTTTTGAATTTGGGGTATATATTTCTAATCCTTCAGCACCCGTTGCACTTATTATTTGTGCCATAAAATTAGTTCCACTTATACCAGCAGATGCACCTTTTTGTCTAACTGCAACTGCATATAAATCAGCAGAATATCCAGTTATAGTATTATTTGCAGATGTTGAATTTGTGCCAACAACAGTTAATGCTTGATTACTATTAAACGTAGCACTTGTACCAGCTAAAGCTCTAGATACTAAAGTAACAGTTGTTCCATCATCTGTAATTGCACTATCTCCTATTGATGCGGATGCGGTGAACTTTGGTATGGTATTAATTGTACCACTACCAGCAATACCACTATAAGCTCCTACTGCATAAGAATAAGCATATACTACTACTATATCATTTACTTGACAAGCAGTAGCTAATATTATACTTGTACCATTGGTCGCAGTATATTCTGATTGAGCTAAATTAGAACCATTATAAAATACATCTATTAACCCTTGAGTATATGTAACTGCAAATGTGGTCTGACCAGCAGTCGCAGTAAATGTAGTTATTGTTCTAAGTGCATTGGTTGGTAAAAATGCAGTCAAATAGTTATCAATTTCAACAATCTGACCAACTGTTAAAGCATCTGTTAATACCACAGTAGTACCATTGGTTGCCGTATAATCCACGCCATTAACCAATTTAACTCCATTTACAAACACATCTACCATTCCTACGCTATAACCATTGGTTACAGTGAAAGTTGTTTGACTTGCTGTTGCAGTAAATACTTGAACTGCTCTTGCAGAAGTGGTTGCGTTACCCGAAGTGCCTGATGAACCAGAAGTACCTTGCGCCCCTGATGTACCTGAAAGACCGCTAGTACCTGACGTACCAGTTTCGCCTGACGAACCAGTGCCGCCAGATGTACCAGAGCTACCGCTAGTTGCACTTGTTCCAGAAGAACCGGAAGTACCAGTTTCCCCTGATGAACCGGTTGCGCCAGATGTTCCACTTGATCCGCTAGTACCTGATGAACCAGAAGTGCCTGCTATTTGACCTACTGAAGTTATTACATAAGAATAGTTTGTTGATCCTTCGGTATACCAATTTATATTGTGAGTTCCTGATCCAAAATTTGTAACGTAAATCTTTACAATAATGCGATCTGTATCAAGAATCGCAGTTGTTGGAAGCACTAAGTCTGTAAGTACCTCAACCGGTGTTGAAGCATCTAAAAAGTCTACTTCTGAAGCATTTGTAGGTATTATTGTACCATAACCAACGCCCGCAGAGTTTGCTAATTCTATTGTTACATATGCTTCAAAAGCGTTACCATTTGCTTGTTTTAGAAAATGTAAATGAAATCTTTGTACTCCGCCCGGTATAATGGTAAATCCTAATTCTGGAGTTAGAAATGAACTAACTAAAGCAGTTGATCCTGAACTTACCCCAGAAACAGTTACAGTTTGCTGTGCTGCTGTTGAAGGTTCGGTAGCTAATACCTTATAAGGAGATACATCAGAAGATGCACTTTGGTTAAAATAATAAGTCTGTCCTGCTGAAATGCCGCTTACTCCGCTTGTTCCTGCTGTTCCTGAAGTACCCGTTGTTCCACTTGTGCCTGTTGTACCACTTGTACCGCTTGAACCAGAGGTGCCTGCCGTTGCAGAAGTACCTGATGTACCTGCTGTTGCAGAAGTACCAGAAGTACCGCTTGAACCATCGCCACCACTCGCGCCATCCAAGTTCACTGTCCATGCGCTATAAGTACCACTACCCACTGTTCTAGTAGGGGCTAAAAATGTTAAAGAACCTGTATTTGCATCATATGATACTACCTCGCACTCTTGAAAGTTTGAAGCATCATAAACTATAATTATTGATTGAGCAGGGCTATATCCCAATAGTGTTCCTATTGTTATAGTACCTGCATTGCCTAAAGTAAATGTTGTAGTAGATGTTGTTCTATATCTATCTCCTGAAAGACCTGATGTACCTGTTGTACCCGAAGTGCCACTAGTTCCAGTTGTACCGCTAGTTGCGCTTGTACCTGATGAACCACTAGTACCTGTTGTGCCTGAAGTACCATTTATACCTGAAGTACCTGACGAACCGCTTGAACCACTGCTTCCACTTGTTGCAGATGTTCCGGAGGAGCCGGAAGTACCACTAGAACCGCTTGAACCACTTGAGCCAGATGAACCGCTAGAGCCACTTGAACCTGAGCTTCCTGAACTACCAGAAGTACCAGTAGTACCGCTAGTACCACTTGTAGCAGAGCTACCACTTGAACCAGAGCTTCCACTTGTACCAGAAGAACCATCACCACCAGAAGCTCCATCTAAGTTCACTACCCAATTAGAGAATGTTCCACCGCCTACAACTCTATTAGGATCACCAAATACTAATTCTCCTGTAACAACATTATAAGAAACTACCTCACATTCTTGAAAGTGAGTATTATCATGTACTACAATAATTGATTGAGCAGGAGAGTATGATAAGCCGGGAGAAACCATAAGATATCCACCAGTTCCTAATGTAAAAATAGATACAGATATTGTATAATACTTATCCCCACCAATACCTGAAGTACCAGTTGTTCCAGAAGTTCCTGCGGTGCCTGCCGTCCCTGATGAACCAGAAGAAGAAACATAGCTAGATACAAAATTATCTATCTCTACATTATCGCCTACTTTTAAAGGATTATTAAGTATTACATTAAATCCATCTGTGGCTGTAAAATCGCTTGGGAATAATTTTACTCCATTAACAAAAACATCCACCATCCCATTATCATATCCGCTAGGAATATAAAAAGTAGTTTGTCCTGCTGTTGCTACAAAATTATTTACAAGTCTACCTGCCGTACCTGCAAAACCAGAAGTACCAGCAGAGCCGGAAGTACCAGCAGTGCCAGATGAACCAGAAGTACCGGCTGTTCCTGAAGTAATATTACCAACAGAATCTACAACACCATTGGCGGCAATTAACACACCATTTAATTCTCTTATTTTTACTTCACCCGTAAAAAGACCTTGTATTGCCATCTGATTATTTTTATGTGTTTTAGTACACTAATATTTTAACATATTCTCCTGTAACAAACGGAACGGCTGAAGCCACCGTTAAAGTTGCAGTTGCACTATCCCATTTAACTTGATTTAAAACCGGAACACCTGATGTTATAATTTCTCCAACATCAATACCACCTCTACTCGCATACAACAATGATTTATTTAACGCTTGACTAAATGAAATTACAACAGAACCACTACTAGCAAATTTGCCAAATTGTTCTGGGAATCTTCCGTTGCCACCACTTGAAGGATTTACAACAACACCAGCAACACCCATCAATGCTTCAGCCTCAAACGCATACCCACCGCACATTCCATACACATAGTCTGTAAATCCATTTAAATTTATTCCTGTGTATCCTGTTGTGTTCACCCACTCTAATGCATTTGCTTCAATGCGAATTTTATTAGGCAATTCAAGATCATTTTCTTGATTTTGTTCAATTGCTTTTATAACAACTGCAACAGTTACTCTTGCTATATCAATTACCTCTGCTGTCGTTGGCATCTAGAATACTAATTTAGGATTATCAATAATAAATTTTGCTTTGTTTAATGATAATTGCGCAATTGTAATTCCTGCACCTAAAGCGACAGCGTTATCGGCTGCATCAATGTATGTATTTAAATTACATTTTGTACTTAACCAATTATCTCTATCTAACAAACTTGGACTTGATACTTGTGCTTTTGATAATTTTACATTATATATTTTAGCATAAGTTGAAAAACAATAAGACACAGTTTTATTATATAATACTGCGCTATTACTTCTCCACTCAACCGTAATTGTTAATGCATAATCTTTATCTAAAACATTTAAACTAATTGTATTACCAGAAGCCAATGTCCATATTTCATAATTAGTTGTTGTTCCTTCTTCAACTAAATATGATCCATCTGCTTTTTGCAAATAAACATATCTTACTGTAATACCTGCATCACTTCCTGTGCTTGTATCATCCAATACAAGTAAATTTGGAGTAGCTACATATTGTGTGGCGGTAAAATTTTCTACTAAAGGCATAAAAAAACGTTTATCAAAAATACCAATAAATAATAACACAAATACAAAAAGCCCCATTATTTTTTTAATGGAGCTTTTTTGCTAAAAATTAAATTAAATTATTTTAACTGACTCTTGATGTTTTCCAAGACTTCTTTTCCGTTTTTAGCGGACAAAATGAATTGTGTTAGAGCATCAGTTACATTACCTCTGTCTTGTTTTGCAATAGTTGTAATCTCCTGACTGCCTATGTTTACCTTACCGGTTGCCATGTCAAAATTTAAAATATTAGTATCTAAAGCCTTTCTAATGGCTGCCTTTGTTTCTAAATTTGGATCTTTATAAACCTTCAAAAATTCTTCTGGATTTGATCTTGCCAAGTTTGCCGCTTCAGCCAAAATAGCATCATCATCAGTAAATTCGTTCCAGTTTAGAGCTGCGCCAATTTTTCTTGCTTCTGCTGCTGTCAATGTAGAAATAATGCTTACTGCTTCTTTCAATGTAGCAAATCCTGTCAAGGTTTTTTGGCTTGCTGCCTTTGTATTTACCAACTTAAATAAAGGTATTTTGCTTGTATCTCTACCTTCGCCTAAGATTGAATCTTGATTGAAATTTGTAATCATTAAGTACTCGTACAACTCCTCATCTCTTTGATTACCACCGACTAATGAGAATTTACCTCCAAATTGGAAGTTAGTAACTCCATCACTTAATCCGGGTACAAAAAGTCTTTCAATAGGTCTTTCCTTATCCCAATAATCCGCTACCACGATTTCTACCCACGCATCTTTGCCTTGCTTGGCTAAGTATGGATCTTTGATTCTATCTCTTGTAGGAATGTTTGCTTTTGGATAAAGCACTGGGTTTCTTTGTCTTTCTTTTTCATCTGGATCATTGTTTTTAACCCCTGTAAGCATTTCAAACGTAACCGCTTGACCTACCTCTAGTTGTGGGATTGATTTCATCAGATCTTCAGAAATTGTGTTAAATTTTCCGACTGTTTGCATTTTTTGTTGTTTTAGTTATGAAAAGAAAGGGTGGCCGAAACCACCCTCTCATAATTGTTGCAAATTTTATGCCAAAACTTGTTGACGAAGGAAATGCTGTACTCCCAAACACTCAAGGCCTTGCGCAGTAGTCCAAGAACATGTCCAGTTCATTGCATCTCCGTTAGGGTTAACTGGAGATAATGCACCTGTATGGATTTCTCCGATCATGTCATTACCATACTTAGTTTGAGTTGGTACATAACGTACTCTCATTGCAGAATCAAACCCACCACCTTCAACTTTTACTCTGTTGTTGTACGGGATGTAGTAAACAGACTTGTTGATAGTTGTTTGGCTAAACAACACTGGTTGGTCTTGGATTGGCATTGCCATGTAATGCAATTGGAATCCGCCGTAAGATACTTTATCTACTGTCAAATCTAATTCTTTACCGTCTACAACGATACGAACTGATTGAACACCAGAAGAACCTAAAGCCTTCCAATATGTATCATGCGCACGCTTAGCTGCACTTGATCCAAACACTAAATAATCTTTAGGAGAACGGTTAGCAATTAACACGTCTAAAGCGTTATCAATGTTTGTTTGTTGTACTGTACCTAAAGTACCATTAACTAATGTAGAACCAAACATTTCAATGTATTTGTTCAAACCACGAGTTGTTTGTACCGGTCCACCACCATTTGAACCTTCTGTGTTAGCATCAGTTAAGATAGGGTTAGTATCGCTGAATGTTGTAACAGACATATCACCAGCAATAAATGCTGCGTTGATTTGACCTTTCAAACGGATTGCTTTCTCTAAGTGATCCTTAACGATAAATTTGTTTTGACCGTTAAATTCTACTTCGATTGTTGCTGCGTTTTGAACGTCAGTGATCTTAGAGATTTCTCTAAAGATTTGATACTTGTTAGTATACTTAGTTAAACCGAAACGTAAGTTACTTTGAGAAACTGAGTTCTCACCTACTGCTACTGAGAACAAACTTAATTTGTCGCCAGCAGTTAAAGTAGCGTTAGCGCCAGATACAGTCTTAATATAAACTGTGTCAACGCCTGAAGTTGTTACTACGTTAGTTACGATTGCAGAAATAGCACCAGTTGGAACCAACACTAAATCATCTTTACGAGCTTGACCTGAAGTCGCTGCTGTACAAGTGAAGTTTAATGAAGTTGTACCAGAACCGTTTACTGAACCGCCAGTTGTATCTAACAACTTAAATAAACTTTCGTTTACAAAAGTGTAGTACAAAGGTTGACCAGTTGCGATTGGTTTTTTTCTATCGCCTAACCATAAGATGTCTGTAAGAGCATCTTCGTTTTGAATGTCAGTCACTAATTTATTGATCTCTCTTGTATCTAATACTGGATCAATAGAGCTGACGTAGGATTTACTAATTGCACCTATGCTTGCCATTGTTTTATTTTTTTATTGTGGTAAAATATTTTTACCTGCCTAATACACCCACCTTAGCCCTGTTTTTAATAGCTTCGGCGAATGATTCATTAGGTTGGGCAGGTGTGCTACCGACAGGTCTGCGAGCATTTTGCCCTTCCTCTACGATAGTTTTCAATCCTAATGATTTGCCATAGTTCACCAAGTCTTTTTCATAGTTTGGATTCAAAGCTACTAATGCAATTTTTTGCAATTTTGCGACATCTGGAATCAATTTGCTTGGATCTGCCTCTTGCGGATTAACAGCTATTGCCCTTTGCCATTTCTCTGAATCTAAAGCTACTGCCATCAAATTTTCAGGCTTATCAACAGTGAAGTTGAATTTACCATTATCGCCTAAATCAATAGCAACTCTCTTGCTTTCCATTAGGTTTCTAGTGGCTTCATGTTCCTTGAAAAATTGAAGTGCTTGTTGAACTTGTTGGACTTGTTGAGCTTGTATTTCTTGCTGTTCTGCCATCCTGTTCTGAGTATCAATCGCCTCTTGCGATCTAGCCACGTCTGGAATCTGAAAAGCCTTCTGTTCTACAATTCTTTTTTGTCTTATTAATTCAGCATCAGCTTCTAATTGGATTAAACCAACCTCCTTATCTTCTTCAGATGCATATTCTGATAACTTATACTTTGCTTGGTATAATTTCTCAATCTTATCATCTGCTAAATGAGGGTATTGTAACTTTAATTCATCAAGAACTAAATCTTGGTGATTTACCGTTTCCCAATCAAATGCCTTTGCTTCTAAATATTTGTAAGCATCTCCCCCATTCTTTCTAAATTCAGCAAATTCAGCTACAAAATCATCATAGCCCAATTCCTTTAGAATATCTTTTGGATTTGCCTTTTTTAATTCTTCTTTCCAATCTATAATGTTTGCTGCGGCTTCGCCTTCTTCACCTTCATTACTTTCACCATCAAATGATGGCATAGAAAAAGATGCTTGATTTTCTTCTAATGGGGCTGGCTCGCCTTGAACTTGATCATTACTTTGTTCTTGCGCTTCAACCGGCTCTGCCTCTACGGGTGCAGGTGCAAACGATTGTGCTTCATATTCTTCCGGTGTTGGAATGCCAGAACTAACCTTATAGGTTGGTCTAGCTGGTTCTTGTTGTTGCTCTTGTTGTCCGTTTTGTTCTTCTGTCATATAGTTGATTTTCGTTTACGAAATTATGTAAAATTAATTAAAAAAATAAATTTAATTAATTAATGTGTTGATCAAATTCTAAAAGCTCTTTAGTGTATTCAGCAACTTTATACTTAGCTAACAAATCTCCGTAATGACCGACTGCTTTTACTTGAATTGTAACGAATTGTTGTAAGAAAATGCCAACTGCGCAATCTTCTTCTTGGGCTTTCTTTTGTAGCTCTTTGTACATATTTAATACATCTAGCTCTGTTTCGTACCCAATTTCTAATGCATCGCCAATTGATTCAACTTTATCCTTCATTGCTTCAATTTCAGGCAAACTAGCGCAATCCCCCATATCATTCATAAAATCAACGATAATTTGGTAATGCGTCAATTCTTCCGCACTTTCATCTAAAAAATATTTCTGACTACCAAAGTAACCTAATCTTTGTAATTGATTAGCTAAGTGCTTCCAAAGGTTAGATTGATATAATTCCATTTGAAGTGCCTCTTGCAAACCTTTTCTCAAGTTTGCTGACAATAAAGACTTTACCATTTTATTTTTCTGTTTTTGGTGTTTGTAATTGTTTCTTTTCGCTTACTACTATTCTAGCATCTGCTTGTATTCTTTGAGCAATAACTTTTGCTTCTTTTTGAATTTCTGCTTCTTGAATATCTTTATCCTTCTTGCCCATTTGGATAATGTAATCCCATTGCTTTTCAGCATTGATACGGGCAACATCGACTTCTAATTGAGTTTGTAATGTAACACGCTTCTCTTGCTCTGCAACCTGTACTGCCATAGCATTACCTTGAGATGCTTCCTGAATTTTTTGTAATTCAAATTCTTGCAATTTCTCTCTGCGCTTTTTAATTCTATAAGCTAGAATCATAGAAGCCATTTTTAAATTTTTGGTACTCATTACCAAAATCTTATCTTCTGGCTCTATCAATCCTTGACTATCTCTTATGTTTAATTCTTGAATTAACTGTTGTCTTTCAAAGTCAGATGGCACATCTTCAATAAAGATACCGAACTCATGAATTGAAATATCAGGATTAATTTGGAAAAATTTAACAGTTTCTTCACCTAATGATCTAGCGTAACCTTCTACCTTGCCTAATTTAACTGCAATTTGAACTTTGCTAACAATGGCATCTGCTAAATCTTGTATTAATTGTTTATCTGCAAAACTTAATAGATACAAAGCATTATTTGTACTTTCCATTGCTGCATTTGCAACTGGTACTAATGTTTTAGCATTTGGAGTAGATCCGTCTGTTAATTCATTTAATCCAGATACTTGGCGCATCATATCCAAAGTGTTTTGCAACTCTTGATATAATTGACCAAACACGGCTAACTGACCTGATGCTTCAATAGATACAGGCTTATAATTAGGATTTTGACTTAGTAAGTCTGTTGATCTGTAAGGCACAACAAAGTTTGAGAAAATAAAATCCATAACTTTTGTAGGATTCATTTTTTCTCCACCACCACCAAAGTCAACTCCTTCAAGTGCATTTAAGTCTATGTTAATCAAATAAGGGATTAGCTTATTTGACATATTTTGTAATTTAAACCAAGTAAGGCTAGCTTTATCTTCAAGCGGGATTAGCCTTTCAGTGATTCCAGCAAAACGCATTTTATAAAAATTCCAAGAATAAAGCTGAATATTCAATTTAGTATCCCACCAAGATGATGGTTTTCTAATTTGATTCTCTGACATACCCCAATCATACATATAGTCTGTTTGGATAAGCCACTTGCACTTATAAACTACCTTACGAGTAACCGGCATAAAAATAGGTTCTGCTTGACCTTTCATGCTAAAATCTATCATGTTAGGTATAGTCCCCATTTTATCAATAACACCTTCTTTGGTTACAGATAGTTTAGTTGCGTCTTGGTATTTTGTCTTACCAAATCTTACATTACCTCTATTGTCGACTTCTTCTTTGTATGTATAATCGTTCCAAGATAAAAATTCAAAATCTAAAACAAGTACTTTGAATCTATTCCAATATTTAGAATAATCAGTACCATACATAAAGTTTGATGGATTACCAAAACGACCTGCTACGCTTTGTACGATTTGATTCATTTGCTCTACTGTAAACCATGGCGCAAGATCTCCTACATATACTTCTCTAACTTCGCCCCAATGTACTAAATCTGAAAAATCATTTTTAGCACAATAAGATAACACCATGTTTTCAGGGTTAATCTCTCTTAATTTTACTTGACCATTTTCATCAATATATTCTGTATAACCGCCCATTCCAAAATCAAAAAGATTTTCTATTGTGCGTTTTCTTTTTTCTTCAAATTTATTTTGATACATAGCTAAAGATGCTGCCATCTCTGCTTCCATAGACATAACGTGCTTGTATCCAAATTGCTCCTCCATCTTTAATTGCTCTAAGTCTTGAGCTTCGCCCGGCTGAGGCGCTAACACTGGGCTGTTAAGTAATTCTTGATTACCTGCCTTTTGTGCCGCTTCTCTCATTAAAATCTTTACCTTCATTTCGGTAAAGTAATTATCTTCTTCACTTTTAGCAATTGGATCTACTGCAAATGCATTTATCGCATATCTTCTTTGAACTAATTTTGATATTGCTATCTCTCTAAACTTTGTTAAAAAAGATGGCGGAGTCCAATCAATGTTCAACCAAGTTTTATCTTGTTGCTCATCTACGTTTAAAAGTTTTTTATATTTAGTTGTACTTTGTCTACCTAATGCATATTCTCTAATTTCGTTCATTTTGGATTGACCAAAATTTAACATATTGTTAGGAACATACCCTCTTGAATCACCCCAAGCAGCTTTGCAGTATTGTAGTATCCAATCGTATCCTTTTTCTCTAGGATCTATCTGCTGGTTAGGGTATGTGTTGGTGGCCTGTTGCATTATACTAATGAAGATTTAATTAACCAAAATTAATTAAAAGTAAATAAAAAAAACAAATTAAATTATATTAATTAATTTAATATAATTTTCTGCCTTCCAATAAACTATCATAATTCATTTCCATTTTTGTGTTATATGAAAATCCGTTGTATTGAATAGCAATAAAAGGATCGGAAACCACATACTTCCCTAACCCCCCTAACGCACGGTCTATATGCTCATCTAAAGGCGTATTTAGGTATGTATCGTAAAACTTGCTGTTGACTATGTAGCAATGAAAACCAGTAAAATTATCTACTGTTTGATCTTCACGAATCTCCCCAATGTATATGCCACTCAAATAAATATCAAAATCTAATGGCTTATTTCTTAAAAAGTACGAAAAACTATCCGGATTGGTAAAATGAACGTCATCCTCCATTATGCATATTTCAGGCAAACCTGTGTCTTTGGCATACTGAACGCATTGTTTATGAGCTAAATTAATTGCTTTTTTAACTGAATGAGAATCATATACGGCAGGGAAAAAAGAAAAGTCTTTGATGCCCTGCTCTTTAAATTCATTCATTAACCTGTCAAATCGATCACCAGCATCAAAATTATGAATTACCGCTATCTTCATTTAGATTCTGTATTATGTTGTTTAAAGCCCCTTGGTAAGTATAATACTTATTGTATATTTCTTTTATTTTTAGTTGCTTTTCAACTATGTCTATACTTGGGATACTGTTTAAAATTGGTACTATCCTATGAGCATCTTCAGCTTTTATGACTACCCCATAATCTTCAAAATTGGCATCAAAGCAATTAATAAACTCATCGCTAATATACACAGGTATAGTTTCGTACTGGATGCACTCGGCGATTCTAAAGCTGTTTAAACCATACCCTCTAGGGCATAATCCGAATATAGATTGACTAATAATACCACAAAACTTATTTACATCATGCTGCTCTTGGGATATGTAATAATCTGAATTTTGAATATTAAATACATAATTTCTTATTGGGTGAGTATTAGTGCCAATAAAAGAAGCAAAAATTGTTTTTTTACCATTCCATTTAAAACTATGTGGCATACAAAGCAAAGGTATCTCTATCCCTTCTTTCTTACTCATATTGAATACCAATATATCTAAATCTTTAAAGTCAACCAAAACCCCATCATCGTATTGGCAAATTGTCCAATATCGTTGATTTCTAGGCAATGCATCTACATAGTCTTGCAGGCTTTTTCTAGCTACCGGATCATTCCCATAATTGTTATTTACATGATATGATGTCCAATGGATTCTTAAATAAGCCCTCCCATTAAAATCTGGTATAAACCTAGAAGATACCCATTCTTCAAAAATAGTATAATTTTCAAAAGGATAAACCGTGTTTATGGTAGGCATAAACTCCTTTGGTACGTCTATCATATATTAAATTTTCTTACATAAAGGGCATCAGTCCACGTTTCGGCAACCCAATCGCCTGTTTCAACTCTTTCAAATCCGCGCTGCATCATGAAATAATCTAAATCAGGAATAAGCATACATCCTTTATAAGTTTCCTTCATATTAACCTCTAGCAATGCGTAATCTATATTTTTAATCAAATCACCCATACCTTCAATAGCCAAATGCTCTGCACCTTGAAGATCTACGTTAAGAAAGTTTATATTTTTAAAACTATAACCCTTAAACAGAGTATCAACTCTCTTAGTTTTCATTGTTATCTGTTCTATGTAATGCACTTCTGGATGGATTAAAAGATGAGTACCAAGCTCAAACATTGATGAACTCTGGCTTTCATTATTTGATACATTAAAAACCACTTCTTCATTGTCTACATTACTTAGACAAGCGTTAAAAGCTCTTTGCTTTTCATAAGGTTCTATGTTTTTTACTAATTCTAAATAAACAGATGGTATTGCTTCGACCCACAAAACATCGCCCTTACAATAATTATCGTATTCTTTTCTTTCTTGCCCTGTTGATGCGCCTAAGTGAAGAACGCCTTTTATATCTAACTTATGCTTGCTGACTAAGTAATCAAATGATATCATCATATACTTTTGCTTTTATGTTTATTAACTTCTAATTCAATCCAATTATATAATTTAACCATGCCTTCCTCAAGTGGCTTTGTTGGACGCCAACCTGTTACCTTTTCTACCAACTCATTGTTTGAATTTCTACCTCTAACACCTAATGCGTTTGATTCAACATTATTAATTGTTAAAGTTTTGCCTGAAATTTTAATAACCATTTTAGCCAAGTCATTAATTGATATCATTTCATCTGAGCCAATATTAACAGGATAAACATAATCCGATTGCATCAATGCTTTTATACCATCTAAACACTCGTCAATAAATAAAAAACTACGCTGTTGTAAACCATCACCAAATATTTCAATTTCTCCACCATCTGTTGCTTCTGCTACCTTTCTACACACTGCTGCTGGAGCTTTTTCTCTGCCGTCCTTGTAAGTACATTCAGGAGAAAATATGTTATGGAAACGACCAATTCTTACATCTAACCCTTTGTTTCTTCTGAAAGAATCATAAATCTGTTCTGATAGTAGCTTCTCAATGCCGTACACACTATCTGGCTTGCCATCCCAAGCTGAATCTTCTTTTAATGATGCGCTATCTAATGACTCTTGTAGTCTTTCGCTATAAGCACAAGCACTTGATGAAAAGAATAATTTCTTAACTCCACATTCTGACGCAGCCTTTGCCACATTTAAATTAATCATTGTTGAATCATAAATAATATCTGCATCATTAACGCCTGTAAATACATACAAAGCGCCCCCCATATCGGCAGCTAATTGATACACTTCATCAAATGCATTAACGTTATCATGCCATGTTGTTTGTTGGGGGTTCCATAAAGCCTTTGATACACTTGATGGATTACGCAAATCTAAAATAAATGCTTCATCTGCTTCAGACTTTGAAAATTCAGGCTGTTTGACATCTACTGATCTTACCCAATAACCTTCGCTTTTTAATCTTTTTACTAATTGCATCCCAATCATTCCATGACCGCCTAATACGCAAGCTGTTTTCATATTAAAATTTATTTAGTTTTAAATACCATTGTTTTTTAAACCACCATAATCCCCATCCGTTAGCAGTTTCTTCTGAATGTAAAACTTTTTCTGCCTCAAATTCTCTATCTGCAATATCTGATCTGATAAATATTTTTGGCACAATTTGACTTACTGCTCTATTTACTTCATCTGCATTAAAATCATGGCCTGCTAGTACGCCCTCATCTTTTACTTTATTATACCATTCAATTACTTCTTGCTTTGTTTCTTTGTATGTGTGTGATGAATCAATATAAACAAAATCTAAAAAACCATCATTAAACATTTTAGCACACTCTAAACTTGGGTAAGGCATTACTTCTATATAATCACCCAAACCGCTTTTTATAATGTTTTCGTATATGGTTTTCATTTGGAAAAAACCACCGTAGCCCATATTATCTATTGCATAAATTTTAAAATCTTTACCCAAGTTTTTTAATTCTTGTGCTAGATATATAACACTATCGCCATTTGCAATACCGACTTCTGCTAGTCGTGCGTTGTTGGGTAACTCTTTTGCAATTCTTTGATAGAAATGCTGAAAATCAAACATAATTAAATCATTCATAATTTTATCCATTCAGGTTTAACAATATCGCTAGTGTCTAATCCGCACCATCCTTCACTAAACCAAAACTGCGGAAAGATTACTTTTTTATCTTCATTTTTATTTAAATACGCACCCCACCAAGAGAATGTAGATGGAGAACATACTTGATGCTCACACCAGCTCATTTCTACAAGATCGGATTGCTCGTCTGTATTTCCAGAATATTCACAATCGCTTCTATGCGCAAATGTTTCCATACACCAACTAATGTCATCTGAAAAGAATTTAAACTTATAGTTAGGGAACATAGCCATTGCCTTTTCATACCATTCTATTGTTACCTCCGGATGTTTATCTCTTAATGTTACATAATCGCCTCGTCTTACATGGATAGAAACATAGCCATCCATTTTTTTATATGGAAAATTTAACAAGTAAAGTATTTCATTACGATAGTTGTCAAAGTATTTAGCTGTTTGTCTGTACCCTTCAATTATTATATTCTTATCTTTCCATGATGAATCGTATGGTAATTCTTCGTAAGAATGTTTTGTTTCCCATAAGTGAACTTTTTCAAGTCCGGGATTATAGCTATCATTAATTAAATGCGAGCAATAGATGGGGTTCCATTTTGGGTTGCTAGTTTCGTTTGGAACGGTAAAATTTAAGTCATGCCGTAACGCATAGGCCATAGCCGTAGCACACTCAAAAAGCCAGTTGCCCATTCTTCCCGCGTTGTTGAAGGTTACCATAGGGGATAAAGTTAATTAATTTAATTTAATTCCCTAATTTTTTCTATTAATTTTTCTCTAAAATCTCCTGTTCTTTGCACATTATTTATATAATGCGATTGATTGTGGACTAAATGATTGTATCTTAACCCTTCAACTATATGGATAATTCGACCTGACATTAGCCAATTGTAATTCTGAAATAAGCTATCGCTGGTTACCGGATCTATTTCCGCATCCCATACTTCACAATAAGAATTTTTATTTACAAAATAGTTCATGCAATTCAAGCAAGTTTCAAACATTGACTTGTCTATATATTCCGGTAAGTTGTCTTTGGTTACAATTAGGTTAGCGTATTCTGTGTAATTAAACATTGGCATAGCCCAATCTGGTGCCAATACCGTGTCTTTATCCCATTCTTGCTCATATATCTTGTCCAAATAGTCTGTGTCTATTTCATTGTCAGAATCAAGTATGATACAATAGTCTGTTGTTGATAGGCTTATAGCCACATACTTGTTTGCATAACAATCTCTGTTGCTTAGGTTTCTAAATAGTTTAACCTTTTTTAGCTTATCACATTCTTGCTTTAATTGGTTATAAATAGGCAAATCACTCATGTCGTCCACTATTACAATGTTTTTAACACGAGGATCGTCATATACCTTACTAAAACTTTTCAATGTCATTTCTACCCTATTCCAAGTTGGTATACATATACAAATTTCTCTCATAAATTTCCTAGTTTTTGATAATATCTTTGTTCTATAAATGGCTGCCAGTCAATAAAGGTATTGCCTATATCTGATACGCCCGGCCTTTGAGTGCATAAAAGTGGATAAGTAATGTAAGTTGTGCCATGGCATTGTATCTTATTTACAATGCAATTGTCTATTGGAGCTTCTAAAACTGCCATCAATATCTCCTTCATCCCATGTAATGATATTGCCCAAGCATGGGTGGCATATGCGTTTTCTACTAATAAAAGGTTAGGTGATGCTCTTAATTTAAACCCCGTAGTACATTGCGCCCCAAGATAAAGGATATCCCATGTAAGAGGCAATTGCTTTACAACTTCATTCATTGTATCGTTAGGGTTACCACAAGAATCAACAAACATAGCGTCATCTTCAAATATCAAGACTGACTCCCATTCGTTCTTTATCGCTTCTCTAAATATGTTCTCTACTGTAATGCGCAAGCCTTCTGCTCCATTTTCATGCTTTGTGGCATTAATCAATTCGTATGGGATATTCCATTTGTAAAGTTGTTCTGCAATCTCTATTAGTCTATCTGTTCTTTCCGGCAAGTTTATGACAAATATTTTAGTAAAAAAGTTAGTCCAAGACATTACGCTAGTTTAGTTTGTGGGAAAAAGTCAGTCAGTTTGAATTTGGCTTCCGGTTTTTTAAAGTTTGCTCTTTTATAATAATCTGCAAATAAAGTCCATCCGCCTCCCATTACTAAGTCAGATACCTCTGTTTCGTTTACATTAAACTTAATCAATCCATCATATTTATCGTCTATTAATTCTGGGTATATTATCTTTCCTTCCTTACCATGCGTTAAAATGTATTGTTCCCAAAGGTTCACCATTAGGGCTTTATTGTCCGCATTAGGGTCTACCCCGTAATTTGATTTTTCTGGCAATCTTATCAGAAACGCTTCGCAATAATTGTCAACAAAAAACTTTCGCAATCCGCCATCCATTTTCGCCTCTATTAGCATTTGGCCTCCATAAGCAAAGCATTGCAGTACCATATCCATATGGAAAAGCTCTACCATCTTAGGTCTTGCGTGATACTTGGAAACAAACATCATATTATAAACCGGATCGTTTATGCCTATATCATATCTATTCAAAACTAAGCTAGTTGCCTTTGAACCCTCTCCATGTTCAACCACTGAGTTTTGGAATGGATCGCATCCCATTATAAACTGCACTGAATTTTTAGGTAAAAATAAATTACCCCTTCTTGTGTATGTTTCGCCTTTTGTTATCTTAAAATTCTTAGCTCTAGTCCATCTTGCTGCTTCTTTGCTAGTCGTTTCCCATACTGCTTCTGTAAATGGCACTCCGTCTTTCCAAGTCCAATTACCATATTCAAGCACTTCTTTCTCATTAATTTTGGCTATTTCATAAAGGTCGTTAAGCAATACCGCATCAAAATGGCAATTGGTATTTCTAAGCATGAACATCTCCCTTTCATCAAAAGGATTCATTCTTATCTCCTCCTCTAACTGAACGGCTTCTAATTGCTTACGCTTGGCTAATAAGTATTCTTTAGCTCCCAACCTAACATCTTCTTCATTCAAATCGCCTGCACCAACGTAATTATCAACTAAATATTTATATTGTTCTTCTGTTGGTGGCCCGATTACACTCATGCCATATCGATCAATAAAGCCCAGATAACCATCATACGCGGGCGAGAAATATTTAACCAAACGATTTGGCGTCTTGGGATATTTCAAATGATCGGCAGCATCCCATACTATCTTGAACTCCTCACCCCCGCTAGTCATACTATTCGAGGTTGATGGACATTCAATAAATCCTACTCTCTTGGCACCTTTTACCAATGTTTTACTTACAATGGATAAGAATGTCGAGAATGGCGTTTCTTTTGCCCATTTTCCGCCTTCATCAAATAAACCACGACTAAGACGACCAGAGTCATAAGAGTTCAAGGAAGGCGCACGATAATCAATTCTAGACCTATGTCCGGTATCATTATCTATTGCATTGCCTTTTGTGCCTCTAATGTCTACTGACTTATGGGCAAACACAAGTTCGCTTACACTGTCCTTATTGTTTAATTGCTTGGGCTTTAGGAATACCGGGAGCTGTCTGTAACCAAATGAAATCATGTTGGTAAAGGCTGCCTTGGCATCTATCTGCGTTTTACTCGTCAAACCGCAAAAGCTGTTCTTATAGAAAATACACTCGTAAATTATATTTGATGTCGCTTGGGAGGTCGCACCCTCACGGCGTTTCTTACCCCTGACAACACCTAAACACCACGGCGTCTTTTCCCAATGGTCTAAAAATAAAAAGTATCTTTTATCCGCATCCCTGAAATCACCATAGATATCATCCTCTAGCTTCCACCATTGAAGGTAAAAATAATGCTTACCTGTAATATATGTGGCTTTACCATTGTTGTAAAACCAAAACCCTTTCTTGCATCTATCTACTTCTCTTGTGGCAAAAGCTGCCTGTTGTGCATCAAGCAAAGCGTTGCCCTCCTTATCGTATTCTACTGCCTGAAAAATATTAGGCAGTTCTTTTCTTCTCCAATACTGCTCGGCAGGATTAGATTCACCCCAATCTTCTATTTCAGTATCACATTCAGGTAGGGTAATGTTGGTTCCGTATATACTTATTACTTCAGCCATTATCTTCTAGATTCAGCTATACTTTCTACAAATGGCTTTTTGACTACATCCTTTTGCTCATCGCCAGTAACACCAGCAGATATACCTAGATCCTTAATTGCCGTTGACAAAGCAGAGCTATCATTCCAAATAGCTTTTAATCTTTCAAAAGTCTTGTCTTTTGGATCTTCTAAAAGCAAATGGGACAAGTTGGTTTTGTTAAGCAAATCAGCCATTTCGTTTGCCTTTCTATTTAAAGCGTAAAACAACTTGGCAGCCCCGTTTTGTTCATATAGGGCTACCTTTTGTCTTAATTCTTCTAATGTTTCCATTATAAGTTAGTTTTAGTTGTAACAAAGATATTATTCTTCATCTTCATTATCAAATTCTAATTCACTTTTGGCTTCTTTTGTTGCTTTACGCTTTATTAAAAGTATAGCTTTTGCAATTTCTTCATTAGTCAATTCCTTTAAAGGAGTATCATTGTAACCTTCTTCATATAATTCTTTCATTTTTTCCTCAATCAAAGAATCTCTAAGTTTTACAAATTGCTTAAATTCATCTTTGGTAATATTCTTTTTAACTGATTCAGGATTCATTTCGTCAGAGTTTTTAGCTCTCATTATTATTTCATCCATAGGTTTTAAAGCGCTTTCTCTGTAATAACTAGAATAACCCAATCCAACTATATTTGGCAACAATACAGTAAGTAAAGAAATAAAACCATCTTCTTTTGCCGCCTCATATGCATCATCTGCATACATTGGGTATATTTTAACTATTTCCATTGGATCAAAATCTTCACCAATCGAATTTTTACCAACAATTGCGCTAACAACATATGAATTATTTGGAGCTAATTTGTTTCTAAAAAATCTCAATGTGCTATTCCAAGCAAATGATGCCGATTCGCTTGCCTCAAATTTACTTTTTGCTGCCCTTGCATATCCCGCTTCTACCAATCTTAAAAAAGTTCTAATATATGCAGCTTGACCAGATGTAATATCATATACTTTTTTACCAAACCTAAGCTGTAAAAAATCAGGCTCATCCGGATCAAACGATATCTTAGCTCCTGCTGCTGCTGCTGCTAAACCCAATGCAAGTATTGTAGACGTATTTGCTGCTAAATCTCGAAATGCCATTTTTTGCACCTCTTTTGGCATTTTTAAAAAATAAACAGGGTTTAGCATGTTTATATTTGAAGCCATTAATCTAGCACCATAAAAAACAGACGAAGCTACTTTTTCTCCAGATTTTGTTTCCAAAACTTTTAACATATTACCACTACCAGTCATGTTCATGACATATTTTGCCATTTCTTTATATTCATTTGGATCTGACTCTCTGGTAATACCCTTGCTTAAAAGATTTTTTGTTAATTTCGTATAAAGCTCATATCTAGCTATGTTTAGCGAAGCATCGGCTAACCTTTGAGATACAAGCAATGGTTCTTTCAAAATAGGAATTTCGAAAATAAAACTCTTTGGCAAAAGTTCATTTACATTTTCTTTGTTAATATCGTTATATCTAATACCATCTTCAACAGAATCCTTATATTCAGGAGCCTGATTAAGATTATACATTAATCTGTCATAATTTTTTTGACTAAATGCAGATTTGCCACTAGCATTTAAAAATTTTAAAGCAACGTCCCAATGAAGTGGGTTAAAGGTAATTTTAGACAATTGTCTTAACCAAATAGAAGCATCAATTGATGTTTGAATTATTCTTCTAATACCCAAAACACTTTGCGCTTTATCCCAACCTTTTTCCCATTTACTTAACTTTGATTGTCTATCCTTATATCTTTCTAAAGTAATTTTCTTTTCAAGATCAATTAATTTTTCATATAATTCTTTAGTTTTTTTAGACTCTTTGTACTTTGGTTTTTCTACTACTTCTTTTTCAAAGTTTTTATTTTTTAAATCATCTTCAAGTTTGGCAATTTTTTTTCTAATAAATTTCTGCCTTTTTTCATTATAAGTTTTATCAGAATCATCTTTACCAATGCTCGGAGATTGCTCCGACACTCCTTCTTCTGCAACTTCTTTTGATCTGTTTAATTCTCTTACTTCTTTTATTTTTCTTTCAAGTTCAACTATTCTTCTGCTCTTTGTAGCTAATTCTTTTTCTGTTTTAGCTTCTTCTTCGCCTTTTCTTGCAAGTTCTAATTGACCTAGTAAATCTGCTTCTCTTTTCAATAATCTTAAACCAGCATTAATTGTGTTTTCTGTTCTTTTTTGAGTATTATACTTTCCTGCAATAACATCAATGACATCTCTTTTTGTAAGACCATCTATTATACTTGAAAATTCTTTTTGAATTTCTGTTACAATATCATCTAATTTAGAAACACCTTCAGAAAATAAACTTCTTGCATATTTATTAATATGTGGTGCCGCTGCATATAATTGAGGAACCCCAAAGGTAGGCACTGCAAACAACCCGTAATCTCCCCTATTAACCTTTTTTATGGCTTCTCTTGCTGCTTCTAAAGCCTCTTTTCTTTCTTTTGCATATTCTTCCTTAGTTTTTTTAGGCTCTTTTTTAGCTTCGTATGAAAGCTGTTTCTCAATATCTTGCTCTATTGAAATTTCAAGATCTTCTTTTGCTTTTTGAACTTTTTCAAATTTAGATGTTTCTACAGATATCATTTTATCTGTTAATGCGAAACCCTTATCTTCTTGCCTTGAAAGCAAGAAATTAGACAACGTATTAGCTTCGTTTATTTTTTTTACTATTTGAAAACTTTGCAATGATTTACCTGATAATGATCCTGCAGTTTGAGAATTGTCAACAAATTCTTTTACTTTTTCAAGCAATTCTTTTGAAGGATTATTCTTTAATTCCAAATCTAAAGCAGCTCTATATTCAGCCATGAATGCTACTTCATAATTTTTAAGAGGCTGACCATTTCTGATTTTTTTGTACAGATTTTCTATGCTTGCTTTCTTTTTAATCATCTTAGCAGCAATTTCTCTTAACATTTCATGTGTTTCAATCTCTGTTCCAGTATATTCTGGCAATCCTAAAGATTCTCTTAATTGATTCAATTCTTTATTTGTAATACCAAGATAATCTACATCTTCATTATCTAAACCTACATTTTCAATTTCCTCAGAGATTTCCTCAAAATCTTCGGCTTGTGTTGTTTTACCTTCTCCGGCAACTGCTTGCCCTTCGATTCTTGGTTCCACTCGTCTACGTTCACCCCTTCTTTCTCCAATTTTGCGCGGTTGGCTTGGAAGTACCTCCTCTGCGCTTCGCTTTTGTACGGCATCTTTTATATTTTTAAATGTTTGTAAATCATAATCTGCTTTGATTAACTTAACCATATCATCTATCTCAAAATCATCTATTGCTCTTTTATTAGCTTCTCCCCTTATCTTGTTTTTTACAAATTCTTTCTTTTTCTTTATTGATCTTGCAGCTTGGAACTGGTCTAAGTCATTCTCTACCCCTAAAATCTCCTTAACAGCCATTTTAGAAAATTCTTCAAATGTAAGATCTTGAAACTCTTGATCTGTCAAATCTTTAAATCCTGTTAAACTTTTTATTTTAGTCCATAATGCTTTTAACCAATCCTTAAACGACTCTTTCTTAGACTCTACAACGAATTGCGCACCTTTATCTCCAATAGCCATAGCCAATGCCTCGTTCTTAAAATATTCCGCCTTTTCAGCATCATTCATATTTTCTGTTTGCTGCTGATAGAACTTGCTTTCTTTTGCTTTTGCTAAATATGGAGAACCTTCAACCAATTGCATACCTTTTGCATAAATCTTTGGATCGTTTGTTTTTGTCCACTCAACCCATATATGCCCTGCTTCGTGTATTGGAGTATTTGGATTTAATTTTTCTCCATTTAAATACATTTTGTTTTTGTAAGTAAATCCAAGTATATCCGCATCAGGCGTAGCCATAAACTTTGTAAACTTATCTACGTCTTTATTTTCAATTTTTGCCTTTTTGCTTTTATTATAGATATCTCTAAATTCAGGATCACTTAATGGTTTTTGACCTTTAAATTTATCTAGCATTTGCAATCCACCAAATGAACCTCCATCTAAATGCAATGGCTGCCCGTCTTTTAATCCCCAATTTCGCTTAGCCTTAAAATCATTCCACAATAAATCGTAATTGAATATATCTGACATCTCGTATTCTTCAATTACTTCTTGCAATTCTGGAACATGGTTATCAAAGTCTTTTTGAGAGAACTTTTGTATTTTATTTAAAAGGTCATTTAACTTATCAGAACCTTTAGTTGCTTTCAATGGTGGCTCTATCTTTTCAACTACAACATAGTTTAATCCTCTTTCAAATACCTCTGGTATAATAGATCCTGACAAATAATAATCACCTTCATGTATATTTTGCTCTAATCCTCTAGGCGTTTTTGCAACTTTTAATACTTTACCATCACCAAGATCAAATACCACCCTGTCGCTTCCTGCACCTATTTGTTTTAATTTAGGTATATCAAATCTTTCTCTAGCCACTTTATCTGTATCGTATCTATATGCAACTGGCATATCGTTTGTGCCTCTGAACCCTGCTTCAATTTGAAATCTCACATCATCTTTTATATCATTTAATTTTGCTTCTAACGCTTTTGAGTCTTTTGCTATAAAAGGCTTTTGAGCATCTTTTCCAAACATCTTTTTCAATGCGTTCCCAATTCTGCCAATAACACCGCTTGTTACTTCTGCCGGAGCTGCTTTTTTTGTTGCTGTGTATTTATTAAAAGCATCATCTATTGTCTGTCTTAGTTTCTTGGTATTGTATCCAAGTTCTTTAGCAATGGCTTTTTTAATTTCAGTTAAAGACGTAGTTCCATCATCAATATAGTCTTTTACTATATCTTGCATTTGGGCTACTTCTTCTGTTGTTGGTTCTTCTACTGCAAATGGCAAATCTTCTTCACCTTCTACAAATGGAACAAATCCGCCCTCAAATTCAATTGGAATCGTTTTAACTTCTGTTTCATAATCTTTACTAAAAATAAATGTTCTATCATCTGAAACCGGAACCTGATATCCGCCTTCTATTTCGCCTCTAGAATCAACTATTGGAATTGTTTTCATTTCTTCAATTCCCTTACCTTCTTCATATTTAGCCCTTTGTTGATCTAAACTTAAATCTTCTCCAGCATATTGAACAAGGGCTGCTGCTGCTGCTTTTTTAGTTGGATATTCAGAAATAAGCATTTCTAATTGATCTCTAATTTGAGAACTAGAAATTTTATCTTCTAACCCTTCTGGTAAATTATCCCAAATATTATCTGCAATTGTATCTATTTCTTGTCCTTGATTATCAACATAATCCCTTGTTGATGCTTCTTGTGTTTTTTTTGTTTTACCAACGTTAAGAGATGCCCTAAACGATCCAAGTAATTTATTTACTGAATCTGAACTTATCTTTTCACCACTATTGGCTAGCCAAGACAAAGCAAATCCTCGAGCATCCTTTGGCATTACCTTCCCGGCTTCTTCTTTAATTTTTCTAGTTTCTGCGCCTTTCGCACCACTTATTGAAACCTCTTTAGGCTGTGGAGCAAACTTAGTTTTAAACGCTTCTAATTTAGATTTAACTTCTGGCTTTGCTTCAGTTGGTTTAACTTCTGCTTGAGCTTTTGATAATCTTTCTTCGGCAATAGCCTTATATTTATTATAGTTATCTTGTAGTGCCTTTTGAGCATCCTCTTTTGAATCAAAAATTGTTGTTTCAACGGTAGCGGCTTTGGTCATTTTGCCATTTTCATCTACTTGAGCTGGCTCTATAATTTTAGAAATAACTACAACGCCTTCTGCGTTACGATTTGTTCTGTTATCTGTTGCATTGCTAACGATATATCTATTCCCGTCATTATGGACTTGCCCCACATTGAACAATGGGAATCCTGCATCAGGATTAAGCCTTTCAACCCTTTCTAATTGTTTTTGCCTTTTATCTACTTCAGTTGGTTTAACTGCAACTTCAGGAGCTACATTAGCTTCTGGCATTATAACAGAAGGAGCTTTGCCTTGTTGTTGTGCGCCTACTACTGTTGTTTCTGCTGCAATATTCCCCTCTGGCATGATAACGGCAGCGCCTTTGCTTGGCTCTACTACTTGAGGAGCTACGTTTTCTTCTGGCATTACAACAGCAGGTTTTGTTTCTTCTGCCTTTGTTTTTAACGCCTTTTCAATCTCTGTCTTGTTATTTTCGTAGAATTGTAAATCTTCAGGAGTTTGCATTCTTTCCCCTTCTACAATTCTATTTACAAATTGGTCAAACTGTTGCTTTTCTTTTACTTTATCTTCATCACGAATAGACGTAGCTAAATCATAGGTTTCCTTATTTATAGGCGTTTCATTGCCTTCAGAATCTACTTTAAAGTACATTCCTCTTTTCTCTTTATATTCAGGTTTTTTACCACTTACAATGCCTTCTAAATAATCATTTGTTTCGTCTATCTTAGCCTGAATTAAATCAATTTGATCTTGCTTTTCTTTTTTAAATACAGGATCTAAATCAGTTAATTCTTCATATGCTTGTTGTTTTTTTATATTTAAAGCCTCTCTTTGTTCAATACCGCCAATAATCTTATACTTATCTTGAGGAGTTACTGTTGACGGTATTTTACTAGCTATATCTGCATATTGTTTTGCTGTAATATTTGCAGCTTGCGCTTCTTCTGGAGTTATATTTCCTTCTTCAACTTGTTTGTTTATTTCACTTTGAATAGTATTAACATCCTTTTCGTTTGCGATTTCTTCCCTAATTGCTTTTTTTGTATTTTGAAATGAGCCTACAAATCCTCCACCAATAGCTCCGGGGCCGGTTGCCATTGCAGCAGAATTAATCATATTTTTACCTAAATTAGCAATTATATCTTCTTCATTAAAAACATCTGTTTTTGAAATTTTATTTGTTAATAATTTAACCCCTTCTGCGGCACCTGTTTGCAATGCCTCTGTGCCGGGTTCTACCGCTGCTCCAGTTGCAGCTTTGATTCCAATTCTTTTTGCTTTAGACGCCATAGAGCTAGCCAATCGTATTGCTTCTTTTTCTACATCTTCAGCAGTTGCCTTAACACCTTTTGCAACAAATTTATCTACTATTTCATTGGCAATTTTTTGTTTTGCAGCTTTTCCTAATCCTGTATTTTTTAATATTAAATCTAAAGAAACCTTTTCTAAAGCATACTGAGCTGCTGCTTGCGTAAATATATAAGCCGCTTTTTGGCCATCATTTAATTTATTACCTTTATCTGTTTCATAAATTTCATTTGATGCATCACTAATTGACTGAGGTATATATGTAGTACCAGCAGTGTATGCCCCCATTATAAAACTTAATAATTGTCCCGGAGTTTGGAAAGCCATTGATTTTACATCTTTAGCGTCAACTCCACTGAAAATTGAAGATGGCTTTTCTTTTCCTTTATTTTTTACTAAAATTTCATTATATTTTTTTAATTGAATAGGAGTTAATTTTTCCGGATCAATCATTGTCAGCGTCAGTGCATCTTCTCTGGACATTTGATTTTCCTTCTGCACAGGTGTAACATCAAATTCTTTCGCTTGCTTTTGCTCGTATTCTTTTGATGATTTTTCAGATCTTAATTTATCAAAAAAAGATTCAGTTGATTTTTGAAATTCTCTTGCAGATGCAAGACGAGTAACCATAGCTTCTGGCCTACCCCCCAACACAGCTTCTGCCAAATATGCGGTTCCTCCTGCAAGGGATGATATAGGTTTAACAAGATTGTTATACATTCCAGCAAACCAATTATTGTCTTTTTGTGTATCTTTATTTACAGCAGAAGCTATTGGGCTTTTAGCCATAGCTAACCCTTGCTGAAACTTATCTTGAGATGGTAATGGTGTAACCGAAGATCCTAAAGGTGTAGATTCTTTTTTTTTTAAGATACCTAATGGATCTTGATCATTTTTAGGTTTTGACAATATACCTAAAGGATCGTTATTTAAAATTTCTTCTGCCATTATTATTGTTTAATTGTACCTAATTTAATAGCCTCTTTTATTTGATCATCAGTATAACCCATCTTATTTAAATCAGATTTTGTATACTTTTTACCTCCTGCAATATAAGTTTTTTCATCTGATTTTTCCCCTTTTCGAGCTATTTCTGTTTTCCCAGCAGCGGTTGCTTGTCCCTCTATATTCACATCCTGCTCATTCAGTGGAACAATCATATCACCCAATAATTGCTTTTTACTATTATATTTATATATAGCTATTTCTCCTTGTGGATTTTTCTTTAAAACTATATTAGTTTGATTTAATTCATCTTTACCTTTTCCACTTGCATCTCTTGCAAAATCTAATAATATACCTTGAGTTTTTGCTGAAAGTTCATTAAAAGGTGTAGCAAATCCTTCTTTTGTAGATTCTACTAAATTTTTAATACCAGACCATAAATCAACTGTTGGCGTACCTTCTTTTGGAATATTTATATTAGTATCTGCTTTTACCTTTCTTTCTTTGCTTGTAAAACCGCTTACATTTTTTTTGGTTATATAATCATAAAGTGCATTTTTTTGAGCATTATACTTTTCAACAGGTGTAAAATTTTTGTATGTAGGAAACTTTTGCTTTGCTAATGCAATGACATTTGTTTTCCCAATTGGATCGTCTGCGAAATTGCTATATACATCATCAGGAACTACTTTAAAATCAAGTCCTGTTAATTTTTTTATTTCAGGAATGATTTCTGACTTAACCCTTGTTTCGGGTACAAATCCTTTTGGCAAATAATCCCCCTCTATATACCCTTCTGGTAATACCGCTTCAGCAAAAAATGGAACTTTACCTTCAAATGGAACAAAGTCTTTTGAAGAACCTACTGCCAAATTCATTTCTCTTACAGATTTGGGGCTTACTACTTGCTTTTCTAAATCGCTTATATCTGTTAAATAATCACTTAAGTTATCCGGATCTAATAAGTTAGTAGCAAATTCAGATTGCTGAACCTCTAGTGGATTTTTAAATGAAACTCCATCTTCTATTCTTCTATTAACTACATCTTTTCTATAATCTCGCAATATTCTTGGCGCATCTAATTTTGGCATTATCTGCTTCATATTTTTTAGTTCATTTTCAAAATTTTCGCCTTCCGCTTTTAATGCGTTCATTCCTTGTGCAGTAGAAGCTATTTCTTTATTAATTCCCTCAAAAATATCAGCATCGTTAACCTTACCCTGCCTTGCAAGGTCTATATATTTTTTTCTTATTTCAAAAGCATTTTTATTTCCAATAGCATTTGCTACATCATTTGCTGTTTGATATTTTGACAAATCAGAAAGCTCTTGTATAGTTTGCATTTTTCTATACAATTGAGCTTCATCTCTTTCAGCTTTTCTTTCAGCAATTTCCTGTTGACGCATTTGCATTTGAGCAAGATTTTCACCTTGTCTTTGCACTTGTTCAGTTGCAGACTGCAAAGCCTGTCCCGGAGCTTGAAACACATTTGGAAGCGTTACCGCATAACTACCTAAATTTCCGTTTGCCATTTGTTATTGATTTGAAAAATTTAAACCGTATGGGTTACCCATCATTCTATTTATTTGCTTTTGCGATAAATTGCTTCCTATTGTTGGAGCAACTGAACCAACCCCCTTCCCAATCAATCCGCGCAATGCCTCATTGTAATCCTGAGCATTTTGATAATTACCATATTGCATTAATCCTCCTGCGATATCGCTTGCCCCACCGAATATATTACTAATACCAGATTGACGTAATGCATTTTGTGCATTTGCATCAAATTGGAATTTCATCATTTTATTTTGTTGTACTTTATCTCCTTCTCCAATAGACATTGCATATGCTCTACTTAAATTATCAAACATACCCATTTTTTGTTGAGCTTCTTGCGCTGCAAGGTTTGATAGTGCTGCATTAGTTGCGCCTTGTGATCCTGCGCCTAGTGCTAATAATGTTGCAGAGTCAGTTGCGCCTCTTTGACCTGCTGCCAATTGATTTGCTTGAGCTGCTTGAATATTGGCTTGAGCTTGACTCATGCCCGGCGTTCTGCCATAAAATAATTGTTGAGCTACACCTAAATTTTGTTTAGCTAAAGGATTTTCTTTATACTCTGCAAATTGAGGATTTAATCTGTTTGCTTTACTCATCTGAGTTGCACCGAATATCCCTTTACCTAAAGCGCTTACACCGCTTACTATGAGGCCAGCTGTCATTGGATCTATTGGCATAATGTTCTATTTAAATTAAAATTAATACTTTTATTGATTACCTAAAATAAAATTTTGACCTCTTGACAGGTTAAATCCTACATCTACAAAATTAACATAAATTATTGAGTCGTAAGACTGCCATTCAGCCATAATTTGAGGAATTTGAGAAAGAATTACATCTCCGTTTAACATCTTCTGATCCGGCGTACCTGTTGCATTGGGCGATAGTCTATCTCTCAAAAACCTTCCGTAGTATATTCCTTCTTGGCTTACAAACTCTGTTTCTGTCAAATCTGTAATTTGTGTGTTTGGAAGCGTAGTGTACAAAACCGTGTAATCTGGGGCTTGATTACCCTCAACTACCAATTCTGCCATATCTTTTAATCCGCTTAATGGTTGATTAACCACCCAACAAATCCTAACGGGGTATTGAGTACCAAACCAAGTGTTCCACGTGGAAGTATTAGTATTAAACTCATATAAAGCCCCGTTTTTAAAGCCAAACATTCTGTTTTCAAAATATTCGTATTGTTCAGCTATAAATTGATAGTCGCTTTTCCATTGGTTATCTTGCAAATGAAAAACTACGGTCTTAGACAAGTTATCAGACATATCAAATCTATTTATAATAGAACTTGCGTATGCTGGTACAGTTGGATAACTAGGCAATGTGTCTGCATAGTTCTCATAAATCAAGCCCGGCAATGATATTCCAAATTCTTTATGGAATGGATCAATGTAGGTTGGAATATGATGAAATCCGTTTATATTATCTAAGTTATTAGAATTAGCTGCTAAATAGCCTTTTGCATAATTTTTAAATAGTCTTTCCATTTTGAAAGAACTAATTGGGAATACTCCATTTGAGCTATATTGAGCTATTTGGCCGTTATTAAGGTCATACCAAAAAATAACCCCAAGATACTCAACTACCGTTTCTGGCTGTGTTGTGCCTAGCATACCCTTTAATACATTAATTGTACCTATTACAGCCACATCTTGAGCTAAGAAGGCATTTTGAGATGCTCCTACCACTTGAACCTCGCCAAGATAACAAGATGCCGTCTGGAACGATCCAATGGCTAACATAACAACCCCCTGCTCTGTTGTTTTAGATGCAAGTTGTAATTTTTGTATATTACCCATGCCAAGTGGCACTGTTTTAAAATTTAATACTTCAAACGTACTTAAGCCGTTGTTAGATGCGCCGGTTGTATAAACATTAGAATATCTTATTTCATATTCATTTCTAGCTTGCCCTAAATTTGTTATAAAATTAGGCCATCCAGAATTTGTATTCCAATATTGCCATGCTCTGTCAAATGGCGACATATTTTCAGTAAAATAATTTGTACTAGCCGCATCGATTCTTTGTAAAATATAAACATCCCCTATTAATTGTCCGTTAATTGTACTAAATTCCCTATTTGATTGAGTAGGATTTTCTATTTCATAAACCTGACTTACCTCATAATAAGGCTCTTGAGTAGAACTTTTTTTAGGCGTATATAATTCTATTATTTTATAATCCGAAGTAGAAACAGTACCAAAATCAAACGCTTCTATCAATACATATTCACCATCTTGGCCTAAGACTTGGACATTGTAACTTGCACTTGTGTCTGTTATTCTGCACATATCTCCTTCTTTATAATTATACCCTAAACCCACAGATGTTAAACTTGAAATATTTAAGCCAATTGCATAAACACCTATTGAATATGTATTACCATAAGTATACCCGCCTCCAGAAGCAATATCTTGCTTTGTTGCATATTGAATACCATTTGTAGCTATTTGTACAAAATCGGATTGTATTAAATTTTTAGTTTGAACTATTTGGTAATAATATGCCCAATTAGGTATTTCATTTATGGCATTTGTATTACTTAATGTCCAATTTAAATATTGAATAAAAGAATTTTGATCTTCTGTTAAATTAGCTAATGTGTAATTAATTGGTTTGTCAACTACACCAGATCTTCTTCTAAATCTATCATAAAATACCACAGATATATTATATGTAGCACTACTTTTAAATACGGTTTGCGCACTAAAAGCGTCTACGTTATTAACTATTGTAACATAATAAGATGGAGTTGATCCAGAGGTAAATGTAAATGCGGGATTACCAAAAAAAGGAGGATACCATTCATAATTTGTATTTGCTGGATTGTAATTTGCAACATACCATGTTAAAAAATTACCTTCGTTCGCAAATTCCCCATCTGCATCAGACAAATCTAGTGTTGCTGGGAAACCATTATAATAACTATTTTTATAGGCATTGTAAAAATAAGTAGTATTTACCTCTCCTGCAGCGTAAAGATACCCTACAACTTCTGATCTTATATCTCCTGTATCATATTTATTTCTAATAGCGATGCTATATGTTTTAACAACTGATATAAAACTATTACTTGAAGGTGTAGTTGATGTTGTGGACGCAATGGCTAAACTTGTAGTTAATGGGGTGTCATACCCTGCTAAATTATTTGCTAAAAATAACCTAGCTGTTGCTGTTTCCAATGTTGTACTTTTTAATGGTACTAAATCATACGGAACAGAAGTTTCACTTGAACTTAAAGGAATACCAACTATATCATTATAAAAATCAAATTCAAGTTGATTTGTTCCTTCGTTATGTTCAAATATCGCTAAAGCATCATCCGGATTATTTCTATCAAATGTTTTTACAATATAAATAACATTAGTAACAACATCCTTAGCACAAATATTTATTTTTTCAATTTCGCTTTCTATGTATTCAGATAAAGGAACGCTACACGCTATGTAATTATTTGTTTCGCCCGGCGTATTAAAATTCATCAAATTACTAAAAGCAGATAGTCTAGATCTTTCATTATCTACAAAATCATAAAAATAACACATTTGAAATGCGGAATTTTCAATAAAATTATTATCAAAACTTACATTTTCGGCTTTATTTACATTTAATGCATAAAAAGGCGGACGTCTAATTATTGTAAAAGTAGTATATGGGATGCCGCCAGATGGAATTTCATACGCAGTTTCGTTTGTATTATATTCAGCTTGGTTGGTCTTAATCCCCTTATCAATGTTGATTTTCTTGGGTTCGTTGTAGTTGTCTGACCAATACAACACCCCATTTATTACCTTACAATTACGATCTATTCTGTAATCTTTATTAAAATTTAATCCGCCTTCTATTTGACTATCGTATATTACTGCATAAACCTGATTTGCTACCATGTCATAACAATAAATACCATGATCTCCAATAGTATTATAAACAAACCACGCCATTCGTTCGTTTTCTATATCTATACAGCTTCCGATTGTAATATTTGATCCATATGGAGGATATTTTGATTGAGGTATTGAAGTTGTACCCGGCACACCCTCGACACGATTATTTCTACCGTATTGAGTTACACCGACTCTGCCGTTCATTACTCTCAAATATTGAGCATCTTGAATTAAGTGTAAACTATCATCTTGATTTGCTCCTCCTGTAAAAATCTTTTTGTTTCTGATCATTTCAATTATGATTTTGGTGCGCCCATTGTATTTTTCTGAACAATTCTCTTAATCTTCTCTACACTCCAATCTGATTTTCTAGCTCTTAATATTTTTCTTTCTTTAATATAATAATTTTCAGCTAATTGCCTTTCTCCCATATTGTAAGTTCTGTTATGAGCTTTCATTTGGTATTCAATATAAGCCTGAATTGTTCTAATAGCATATGGATCTACTTGTGATGCGGCGTCTGCTGATTGACCATCAGAAACATATTGTAAAACAATATTTTCTACATAAAATTTTTGATCTAATTGGATTTGGTTTCTTTCTTTAAATACTTGAAACGTATCCTCTTGATAGCCTGCTCCTAAACCAAAAAATCTACCAATGTTTTCACCATAATCATTATACCTTACGGTAAACCATTGAGCATATGGCAAAGCTCCGTAATAAAGTTGATTTTCATTAGATCCGGGTGGCACCACATTGTCAGTCCATTCTTGCTCCGAAAAATTTTGATTTACATCTAAACTAATCAATGGGTTTAATGTACTTGTAGGTACTAGAGGTCTTATTCTTTGACCAATCATAACTCCAACAGTTACATAATCTTGATAATCTTCTGGTAGCTCTGCTGCGTTAATTTTTTGATTTACTGGCAATATCTTTGTGTTAATTACTCTTAAGTCATCAAAAGTAATTTCACGCAAGCAATCTGCCGCGTATACCATAAACTGCATATACCAATGAAGTGGGTATCCTTTTTTAAGTAAATAGTTTTTTACTATAAAATCTAAACTAGCTGTTGTCATCTTTAATTAGTTTTGCTTTGTAATTCACTATAACTATTAACAATTCCTGTTTCTGGAACTATTGGAGCAAATTTAGCGAATACTTTTTCTATAATTTCTTCTTCCATATTAGCTGGTATTGGTAATGGATCTGTGTTTGAATATAATGATATATCCATAACAACTAAATACATATTTACCTCTGATACATCAAGAAGTGTAATATCTTTTGAAAATATAACCTCATTCTTTCTTACCTCATAATAAACGCTTCCTAAAAGGTCATTTAACAATTTATCTGCTTTTAATAATGCTCCTTGTCCTAATGGAACAGGAATAAAATCAATATCGTTTGTATTTACTACTCTATAAATACCCATGTTTCTTGGTAAGGAAATTGGAACTATTGGCAATTCTGCCTTTGCTCTATCGCCATACGAAGTAACCTGAATATTTTCGTAAAACGCCACCATTAAATTGTCTGGTATTGTTTCGCCGGTTGGCAATACTGCGCTGTAATATTGCGTTTGAAACATGGTATTAATAACCTGCTCAATTGCTTTTACTACATCTTCCATTTGAACAGATTGAGCTACATCTCTGTAACCACCTGCTAATCTTAGCAAAACCTGCTCGGCCATTAAAAATTTAGTACTATTAGCCATTTTTATTTAGTTTCTTGTGTTTGTAATTGAGCAAATTGCTGAATGTCTTGTTCAGCCATATTAATACCCCAAAATTTCAATGCACGCGCTATAATGTTATTGATGTAAACATCTGTAAATTCTAATTGAGTGCTAGTGTTTGGATTGTAAGTTATTGTTCTACCTGCCTGAGTATATCCTAAAACCGGAGTGGCTGGTCTGCGTAAATAATTGTAAAAGCCTGTTTGAGTTGATTGAGGATATATTTGAAATCCGACAGCCGTGTCTTTTGCAATTGGTTTGGCAGTTGAAACAGGTCTTAATTGACTTGTTAATGCAAAAGGTAATTCATCTTCGTTAACAAATCTTACTGCGTTAATCGTGCTTCCTGTAACCGTATATGGGTTACCAATCATATGCAAATAATCAGATCCAAATGTTACCTGTCCGTCTGATGCAGATGTAAACTGAACCTGTGATCTTAGTTTCCTAATTGCATCATGAATTATTTGAGTAACGCCATATTGAGAAAACCAATCTTCGGTTGCCTCAAGCTGTGCGTTATCAATAGTCTGCATCGCTTCGGGTATTGTTATAAATACCCCTCTTTCTTTTCTTACGATAAAGACTAAGAAATTATATACATCATTAATGTTGTATGCCATTGTTTGTGTCCTCCCAAATTCCTAAAGCTCGATAGGATTTTATTAAATAATATTGTTTATTGTTATATTCATATTTCTCAAGAAATTGTGGTTCAAAACCAACAACATCTCCTTTTTTTAAATTCACCCCCTCTGGCACAGATAAAACTTTAGCTCTATCTCCTAGTCTTACTTTTGCATTGATTGTATCTACTACACCCATTTCTTTAATAACATCTTGTGGCAAATCAATATCAATTGGTTCAAGAATAATTCTATTGCCAACTGTTATTAATTCATCATTTTCTACTTTTGCAAATATATCTCTATAATCCGCTTTCCATACACCTTTTGTTCCTGTGTCAACAAGATTTTTAAAGAAAAAAGATTGAGTATTACCAAAGTTAAACTGAGCTTTCCATCTACTAATATTATGTTCTGCTCCTTGGCAACCATCAATAAAATTTCCTCTTTTATCATGATAAGTACCTACCCAAATATGAGAAATCTTACCCGGCATAGCAACAATCAATAATGATTCTCCTTTGCCATTAGTAAATTTTTGGTAATAAGGACTATCTTTTGTAATCTCAGTAAAATAATCTCCATCGGATTCAAATTTTCTTTCAGCTACAACAGAATAATCAAATAACACCTTGTCCCCTTCTTTTAATTTAGAAACAACTTTGCCATCTGTGCCTTTTGGGTTTTTTGGCAAAGAATATACTTCCCCGACAACAGTTGCGTTCCATTCTGGTCGATACGATCCATCAAGATATAGCTCTAAATCTCCCAATTTTATAGTATCCTGAATTGGCTTTTCTAGATTAAGAAATATATGATTTATTGGTTTTGCTTTCATAGTTAGCATAAAATTAGGTTTTTTATAGTATTTAAATTAAAAATGCCCTCATATTTTTGAAGGCATTTTAAAAATTAAACGATTGCGTCAATATAGCCTTCGTCCGGAATTAACCTATAAGGGCTGCCATCGACCTCAATATCTACCCCAACACTGTGGGCAAACATGATTTTGTGATCAACTTTTACAAGCTCGGCTTCATCGCCAACCGCAACTACAACGCCTGTTGCAAAGTCCTTTTGAACCGATTCGGGTAAAAATATACCGGCATCGGTTTGTTTTTTCTCTTTATCTACTTTTACTAATACTCTTTTGTTTAGTGGCTTAAAATTCATTTAATTTAATTTTTGTGTTTTTTTAATATAATCCTTCATTTTTTTTATTGCTTCCTTGTTTTTTGGATCTTTTGTATCTAATCTATACTTGTAATAAACCCCAACATGATTGTATCTTGACTTAAATGATACCTCCTGCCTTTCAACTGAAGCCCCAAACTTTCTTTCTACACCTCTGCCTATTTCTCTAGGCAAGTTAGTGCATCCAAAGTTATGGAAACCATTCATTATTGATAATATTTCCCCTTTTAACAAAGATTGACAAATTGATGCTAATTGTGTCATGATTCATATTTTTGGTTTTTTAAAATAGTTGTGGTCGATATTTCCTCCGTCCATTTTGTTGGGCAATACGAGGATGTCTGTGTCGTAAAAGTTCCGCACCATGCCAGATTCGTGCAATATGACCTTCCAAACAGTGTTAAGTTCTGTTCCGTAATCAATCCAAGCGATTGCTTTTCCGTTACCAAGCGGCGTTTTGACATAAATTATATTTCTTAATTCGTGAATATACATACATTACAACGGGTTTTCGTTTGTTGTTTCAAAACCATTTGGTTGGTTTAAAAAATCATCATTAGAGGCCGGTTTGCTACTTGACAGCAGGGTTAATGATGCTACTCTTATATTTAGTTGTGGCAACGTTTCGTTATTTTTGTTTGTGTAAGTTTTTGCTTCTGGCATTCCTTCTAAATACACTTGTGTTCCTTTTTTTAAATAAGGGGCAATAGCTGTTCTATCAGTCCAATAAGCTGCACTTACCCAAATAGACTTGTTTACTTCTAATCCATCTTTGTTTTTGTACTTTTCAGAATGGGCAACAGAAAAATTAATTACACTTTTGCCGTTTACATTGTTTACTGTGGCATCTTGTCCTAGATGCCCGATTACTTGCATTTTAATCATTGTTTATTGTTTTATATTTAGAAAATTATTTCTTCTCCGTTTTCGTTTTCAAAAGGCACCCACCCTTGCGATGCTTCTTGTCCTGATTCGGTTTTAAATGTCATATTTTTTTCATTCAAAAGTTTTTGCATAGGATCTGAACCATTAAAAAAGAATCTTCTAGTTTTAAATAACATTTCAAATACAAAAAACCCCTTTTTACCAACTATTTTTTGTCTACGAATTTTTTTACTATGAAATTCGCAAGTGGGATTTTGAGGATCTGTTTGTCCAAATGGTCTATGATAAACTAAAATATTATCGAGTTTATTATTCCATAATGCACCATCGGCAATGTCAAAAACATCAGGACAAGGATAGTTCCCATCTGTTGCTTTTTGCATTTTAACCGGATGTGCGATTATCCAAAAGTAAACATTATTTGTTTGCGAAAATCTAGAAAATAAAGATAAAACCCATTCAAGATATTTATCTCTACCACCAAAGTTTTGGTAATTATTTGCTAATTGATTAAATGGATCAATGTCAACACCATCAACATTTTCCTTTACAATCAATTGTAAAAAAACTTCCATTATATACTGAGGAGTTGGAGTAACATTTTTAGGATAAACATAAAAAATGTGCTTACAAACAAAGTCGTATGTGTATTCGTAAATTTGTCTTGAAGGTCTATTTGGATTTGCAGGAGTACAATCGCAACCAAGTAAAATTTCTACAAAATCGTGATAGTATTCTTCTGGTGGATTATCTTCTGGTGAGAAGGTAGCAAACTTTTCTCCATATAACAAAATTCGCATTGCCTGATACCATTTTTTCCAAGAAGATTTTCCGTAGTTACCTATACCGGTTAACACAGTTATCTCTCCCTTTTTTGGCTTGAAAGCAAAGTCCATTTCTTTTACGTTAATTCCACTCACTGCGGCGTAACCTTGCTCATACAATCCAAGTGCTTGCTCTTTTACATCAATTCCATAGATTACATCATTCAATCTTCCATCTTCGTCAATAACACCATTTTCTACTTTAACTTCTAACTTAGAAGTCTTATCAACTAAAATTTCTTTATCAAAAGATGCACTGCTAAACCTACCCCTATTTGTTCTATAAGCAGATGAAATAGCATTATCTGATTCTCTTTTTGTAAACTCTGAATTACTTAAAAATTCATTGTTAATCATTGAATTAGCTGTCAATTCATCAATACCATAACGACAACAAGCTGATGCTAATTTAAAAATAAAATTGTTTCTTTCTCCGGTTACAAATGCCTCGTTCTTGTTAGATAACCATGTTAAAAGTTTCTTAAAAATCTTGTCATCATCATCGGTTTTTTCATAAATAACAATTTTTTCGGTCTTTTTTATGGTTTTAAAAACCTCAGCTTTTTCGTTTATGTAAATATCGGGATCGTAGCTTTCGTAACATACTCTGCTTGGATTAACCCCACTTTTGTCAATATCGGGGAATATATCCTGCAATGCTTGAAAATGTTCTCTATGCTTACTACCATCTGCAATTTTAATCAAGGCTTTTAACCCATTACCTGAAGGGCTAACCCAACAAGCGTAAACGAATTTATTGCTGATAATCTCGGTTTGGCGATCTCTTAGTTCAAAAATGTTGTCAAAATCCAAGACTATGTATCCGCTATGCTGAATCAGGTCAGAATCCTTCCTTTCTGCACCAAATTTTCCAGAAAAACACACAGAGGGCAAATTCTTCTTTAAATTGGCAGATTTTTCTTTATCGATAGTATTCCTTATCTCGGACACAGATAGGCGACTCTTGCCCTCCCTAATGCGGTTTAAACCATATTCTAGAGTTACATAGTTAGGCTCCTTGGAATAAATGTTTTTAAAGATCGTTATCATACTGCTGAATTGGTTTAAATGCTTTTACGGCTTGGTTCACTTTATCTTGATACGAATTACTAGTGGTAAGGCTTATTGGTTTTAAAAACGGAATAGTATTTCGTATTTTAGATTTCCATGATTTAATCGGCTTGTTATTCCCGTCTTTCCAATCATTTTCAACCCATGATAAAAATTTAGATTTTAACGAATACTCATACAAAGAAAAAATCATCCCGTTTTTTATCATATCATCCTTGCAAAAAGATAGAAACTCATCAATACTTGGTTTACTTTCTTTACTTTCCTTTCCTTTTATTTCCTTTCCTTTCCTTTCCTTTATAGCATTGCTATCGGATTGCGTTTGCAATGCGTTCGCATCAATTTTATTTTTATTCCATCTAGAATACGCGCTATCTCTAGCTTTTTGGCTTTTGTCTTGTCGGTTATTTATTCTATTTTGCACAGATAAACTACCAAAATTATCACCATTAAAAACGAATAAATCAAAGTCGTGTAATACGCTTTTTATAATGTCGCTTTCCGTTCTTAAATCAAATGCAATGCCATCGTAATCCAAATGCAATGCGTTCGCATTATTGTATAGTTCTTCCACAATAGCCCAAAAAATACCATACCCCTGCATCCCGTGTTTTCTAATTAGCTTTTTAATTTTTTCATCATTCCTACTATTGTAGTCATGTGAAAAATAAAATGTGTCCTTTGACATTTTTTAGTTGAGTTATAAGTTTTTAAAATCAGTTCCAAGTACGTTGTTTATCTTGTCTAGATTTTTGTCAGACAAAGAAAAATGCTTCTGTTTAAACACAGAATAAAGAGTTGGATAAGGTATTTGCGTTTTCTCCGAAAGCCAAGATAAATTCCTCTCTATTTCTTCCAAATGTAATAAAACCGCATCTCTAGCGTCAAGCGTTGTTTCTTTTTCCATAAATTTTAGTTGTTTACAAGAGCAAAGTAAAAGTATTTAATTTAAATTCCAAAAATTTTTTTTGTTAAATTATTAAATTAATTATATTTGCCAATGGAAAACAAAGAATTAATCTATGAATTAGCCAAAAAACTTGATATGGTAATAGAGGTACATAAGAAAGGGGAGTATCAAGGAAAATATAGATTTATAGGCAATAAATTACATAAACTAAAAGAAAAACCAGAAAATGTCCCACAAAGAGAAAGCGGTAGAGATTTACACTAAGTTTTTTTTAAAATTAAAAAATATCCCATTTGAAGAACGTATAGACAAAGCAAAATTAGAAGCAGTTAAATATGCTGAAGATAAAATCTATAAATGTAAAGATCCAGATAATCATTTATACTGGGAATATGTAAAAGGATATATTAGTAAAATTAAAATAAAAAAAACACCATGAAATTAAATTCAAACATTCCAAGTTTTAAAGCATTTGTAAGAAAATCATATTTTACAAAAAATGAAGTTGATGCTGATGAGTTTTACAATGTATATGTATTTGCTTTACAATCTTGTGCAGGGAAAATAGTTACATTTCATGTTCTTACCGATTCTGGCATGCTAAGAAGCAGAGTACCTCTATCTGAAATTTACACTAAAATGCCAACAAAAGATATTCCTTATAATTACAAACAATTATGGGATTGTTTTAGTGAAAATGTATCTATAATTGAATATGATTTTTTAGCATTTCATAGATGTCAAGTTGTTTTAAGAGATAGCACAAAAGTTTGGGCAACATACATTTTTACAATTGATTGGTATAACAACCCATATAGCGATGAGCCATCTGATTACAAGTGTGGACATGTTTTAGAGTCTGATGATGGGTACTTGTTATGTATGCCTAATAATAGAATATTTTGGAAAGATTCTAATTGGGTAACAAAACAATTGCCAGAAGATTTAAAACAATTTAAGGTTGACACCAATTTAGATTCCGTTGAAAACCAGTCTGACAAATGGGTGGTAGAAGATACAAATTCTTTTTATTATGATATTAACGAAAATAAATGAGAAACTCAACAATAATTGTAAAAAAGAAAAGATGCATTAATTGCAGTAAAATTGATTATCATTTTTCAAAAAAAATGTGTAAACAATGCGCCACAATACATAGCACACAAAGGAGAATGGACGCACATGAAGAAGAAGATTTTGAAAGTTTCAAAAATTTAACAGAAGATCTTGATCATGTTTTTAGCCAATACATTAGATGCAAATATGCTGATAAAGAAGGTATGGTTGAGTGTTTTACTTCAGGTAAAAAATATCATTGGACTAAAATCCAAAATGGGCATTTTATCCCAAGAGCTAATTTAGGCACCAGATGGCTTGAGCAAAACTGTCGCCCGCAGTCTGAAAATGACAATGTGTTTTTATCCGGTAATTTGGATGTATATGCTAAAAAATTAGACCAAGAAAGATCTGGGACAGTCGAATACCTTCAAGAATTAGCTAGGCAGGTTGCTAAACCAACAAAAGACGAGCTTAAAAGCCTAATTATTGAATATAGGGCTAAATTGGACTTGGTTAAAAAGAAATTTTTAAAAATAATTTAAAAAACACATAATTTTACATAGTTCCGTGTTTTTTTTTGGTTAGATTTTAGTTGAAGCCCCTGTTATTTATAACGGGGGTTTTTTGTAGTTTTAGTCTTAATTTTGAGATATGAGATACAATATCCCCGAAGAATATAAGCCTTTTATAACATCAGTAAAAAGACAATGTAAGAAATATGGGATAGAATTAATTTTATCGCCATCAAGGCGCGTAGTGCTAACAGATGATTATTTGCAAGAATGTAGTGGATATTTTTGTGATACAGACAAAGCGCTTGTGGTTGCTTGTGGGAAACCTTTTGAAGAATGGGTTGAAATACTTATCCATGAATTTTCACATATGGAACAATGGAAGTCTGACGAAAGGTGGAATGATTGGAATGATAATACAGGCAAAACATGGGATTGGCTAGCAGGTAATATTATGCTTAATAAAACACAAGTACTTAATATGCTTGACTCTATGGTTGAGCTAGAAAAAGATTGCGAAATAAGAGCTATTGAAAAAATAAAGAAATGGAATCTTCCAGTTAACCTAACTAGATATGTAAAAAAGGCAAATGTATATTTATACAGTTATCACATGATGCCTATTCTTAAAAGATTTCCTACTGGAATATATACTGATAAAACTTTAATAGAAATGGCTCCCAAGGGTTTTAAAAAAACATATAGAAATGTTCCTAAAGATATGTCTGAATATATAATATTAAATTATTCTAAGAAATAATTATAAAATTTTATCATTAATAATTCTTTTATTTAGAACTTCAAATTCTCCATTTTTTTCTACCAAGATATGCGCGAATCCTACATTGTGTTTTGTATTGTGTGGATCATAGTCCGGAGCTAATGTGCATAAGCATCCAACACTCCAACAACTAATCTGTTCTTCTTTTATATTTGTTTCAGAATGATTTGAAGTAGCGTGAACATGACCAATAATCATTGAGCTTTTAGCTCTCATAAATACGCCTCTTGCAGCGTTTACGGGTGCCATGAATCCTCTCACAATTGTGTGGCCATGTAGCATGTGCAACTTACCCGCGCGAACCACTACATGTTGTTCATAAAATTCTACGTTATATTTTTTTAAATCAAGTCTTTGCGGCAATCTGTAATATTCATCATTAAAAAATACAGGTGCTTTTTTCATTAAGTATCTTACATACCAATTATCATGATTTCCCTCTAGCCAAACTATATGTGCTTTTGGAAATTTTGTTCTTAAATGCGAAAGAAATATTTCACAATATTCAAACCACTCAACTACATCATCTTTTCCCGGAGGCGGTGCATCATGACTTGTAAACGGGGTGTTGTCTAAAATATCTCCTCCCAATACAATACAATTAATTTTATTCTTAACCCCATACTCAATAGCTAACTTAATAGCATCGTTGTCTTGATTTGGAATGTGAATATCTGATAGCCAAAGAATATTATTAGAACTTGTTGGTAAATCTACAAATGCTCTGTTTTGCATTTTAGATGGAGGCAAATCCGGAGTATGTGTAATTTTTATATATTTACTTGACTTTTTTCCGCAAGCACTTGAAACTCCTCTTATTGCAGTCCTTGCGTGTTCTACGCTGTTAAAAATATGTTCATGATCATTGTAAAGTTTAGCCGCAATTGAGTGTTTACTAATAGACGGGAATTTTGCTAAATACTCGGCCGCTAGTTGCTGTTTTTGTGTCATTAAAACATTTTAATATAAAATTAACAAATTAAATTGCTTTATTGAAAATAAATATCAAAATATTAACATTAAATTAATTTTTACCCCTAAAACCAATTACTACGCCCCAATACCCCCATCTAATTGAAATTCCCATAAAATTTGAATTTTTTGATCTTATAAAAGACAAAGATGGAAATAAAAAAAACTCATTTGAATATTTACTTGAATGAAAATCATTGAAAAAACTAAACATAACCATATTTTTTTAAAATTTTAGATAATACTGTTTCGTGTTTTGGCGAAATAAGCCCCATTTTAAGACTTTTATCAAAATTTGACCTATTGATACCCGCTTGCCTACAAAGTGCCGAAATATTGATTAATTCATGGGTTTTTAACCAATCTACCAAAGTATCCGCTTTGGCAACTTCTTGTTTTGGCGACACATCAATTTTTACACTACCGCCAACTTCTTTTTTGTATAAAATCTCTCTTGACATATCTATACCATTTTTTTGGTACCACAAATATAGTATAAATAAAATATTGGTACCAAATATTTGGTATGTTTTTTATATTATTAGCAAATCACCTACCCATTCCCCTCCTTCATACCAATACCAACACATCCCCCTAACCACATACATACAACTGCCTGACCTGACCACATTGCAACCACTAAACCACCCTACAACCCATATACACCAAGCAATTGCCCGTACCCATAACCAAAACCCAAAACCAAAAACCGAACCCCCGTACCACCACTTTGCCCGTTCCCCCTTGCGGTTGACTACACCCTGTTTCGTTACGTTACCCCCTCTCCCTCTAAGTGATTGAGTTTTAAATTTTTCGCTTACGCGAGTTATTATAGATGTGGCTTGGTTTTCAGAGGATTTGGAAAATAAAAAACCCGGCCGCCTAAAAAGGTACCGGGGGGATCAGTTGTCCGTACTAAACCATTAACATGGCAAAGATAGTAGAAAAAAAATATTAAATTTATTTTTTTAATTAAATAATTAAATTTAACTTTGATAAAAATATAGAATATGGCAAGACTACCAAATCCAGATTCAGTTGCCAGTAAGACCGGCGTACTAGAAGTGGATAAAACAATTTCCTTTAATAACCCGGTTACATCGGTGGCCGTAATGATATCCCATCTTAAAAAAACACAGGAACATCAAGCTAAGATCTTCAAGATTAAGCACACTAATGGAATCACTTATGTAACTAGGGTTAAATAATTAAAAGGCTTCAACTAAAATGGAAATCAGAACAATTAACTATCAAAAAACATTCAATCTTGGCAATTACCAATCAGAAAGAATTGGTGTCGAGATTGCATTGGAGCAAGGTGAAAGCGCAAATAAGGCCATTGATCTCGCAAAACAATTCGTAGAGGAGTGCCATCTTACCAATCAAAAAGTTCAGGCTTTGCAACATGAAGAAGAACCAGTAGAATTGATTAAGACACAATCTCCCCAAACGCTGATTGAGAGAACAATGAGCTTTATTGACGCTTGTAAAAACGAAGGCGAACTAAAGGCTTTTGAATTTATGTCCAAAAACAAACCAGAACTAAAAATGTATTACGACAAAAAACTAAAATCTTTCAAGTGAATTTTAACAAAACTTTAATTAGATCCAGCTCTGTTGGGTACTTGATGACGGAACCACAAGCCAAAGCAGACAAGGACGCAGGTAACTTATCCAAAACAGCAAAGACACACTTGCTTGAAATTTACATTGCAGAAAAGTACGGACGCAGGAAAGACGTACAGACCAAGCAAATGAAAAAAGGAATCCAAGTAGAAGATGATTCGATCGCATTGCTTTCGGAATACATGGGCAATACATTTAGCAAGAACACAGAACGATTCACTAACGATTATATCACAGGGCATCCAGATATTTTGGATCTAAGCGAAAGTGGATTGAAGATATGGGATGTGAAATCAAGTTACGACTTGTTTACATTTTTAGGAAATTTACCAGAAAAGCTAAAGGATTTGTACTATTGGCAATTGCAGTCATACATGTGGCTAACAGGCGCGGTTGAATCGTCAATTGCATATTGCCTTGTAAACACCCCGTTTGGCATCATAGAGCAGGAAAAGAAGTCATTACTCTACAGAATGGATGTTATATCAGAAGAAAGCCCTGAGTACGTCCTAGAGGCTTCTAAATTGGAATTAAACATGATGTTTGATGACATTGATATAAAAGAAAGAATACTTATCTTTCCAGTACAAAGAAACGAGGAGGACATTCAACTAATCCAAGACAAGGTGGAAAAAGCAAGAGCATACCTAAGTATGATAGAAAACACCCACAAAAACTTTAACAATGAGAGGATCTAATGTGGTAAGTTCGGTACACCACTTAAAAATGGCTAGAGAACATTTCGAGGATTTTAGACGAGAGTTCCCAGAGGCCATGGGATCAAGACTATTCAAAACATATATAGACAGAATAAACTGGATATTCAAAGATTTGCTTGCCTACCCACACTTGACGCAGGCCGTAAGAGAAGGATTCAAGGCTGAAATTGAAAGCGATGTATTTGCTATCCCAGCCATAAGCGAAAAAGTAGCCCTATTGAACCCACAACAAAGGGACATAATTGAGGCTACCATAGATGCCATGCTTTCGGGGGTAGAAATAAAAATTTCTGATATCCCATAAGTTTATTAATTTAGTGTTTATATTCAGTTAAAGCAATAATACCAAAACAATGAAAAAAATAGGCATAATGAATACGCCTGTGGATTTTATCCAAGAAGGGCCGGGCAAAAATAAATCTAAAAAAGTAAAAAATACAGGACTTTCTGTATATGGAGGCGGAATTGAAAAAACTCCTACAGGAATGAGCAATGCTTTTGTTGAATCTGGTTTATCTGAAGATGATTTAATTGAGTATGCTAATAAATATAATTTTCCAACTACATCAAATAAAGAGTTTCAACAAGCTCAATTAAACTATTTGCAATCAACTCCAGAAGGACAAAATATTATAAAAAATATGATGCAAAAGTATGGCATGCCAAAAGCAGGCACTCTTGCTGATAATATCTTAGGGGCTAGAACATTTGAAATAATGAAGTCTATTAAAGAGGTTGATAAGCAAAAAACCAAAGCTCCTTCACCTCCGCCTCCGCCTCCAAGTGAAGAATGGATAAGAGAGGGCGGTTATTTTAATCCTACGTTCTGGGTTCCTGGTGGTGAAGTTTTAGGATATAGAGGTGCAGAACCAAGAAACCCTGATACATTTGGAGGAGTATATAGCAAAAGAACAGGTAAAATCGCACCAGTTAGAAAAGAAGATTATAAGAAATTTGCTCTTGGCGGATATGCTGCAAGTTATTTAGAAAGGCTTATGCAAGAGAAACCTGAATTGTTTGATTTTGATACCTATGTAGATAATTATGGAGATATATACAGAAGAAAAAAAGGACAAGAGGAAGGTAAAAAAGAAATTATTAAATCTAAGTTTAATCCAAAGACAGGAGAGTCAACAGTAATAAAAGATTATTAAATCTTAAATCAGCCATAGCAGGGACAAAAAAACATTCTAGTCAAAAAATGTAAAATGAAAGGAAAACTAAACAAACTAGGAGTTGCCAATAGTCTTTGGAATAACATTCGAGCAAAAGCAGGATCAGGTAAGAAACCTACACCAGAAATGCTTGAGCAAGAAAGAAAAATTAAAGCAAAAGAAAAAAAGAAATGAGGCACAAAACACCAGCTTGGACAAGATCTGAAGGTAAGAACCCAGAAGGCGGATTAAACGCCAAAGGAAGGGCTTCCTATAACAGAGAAACGGGTGGTAATTTAAAAGCACCAGTTAAGTCTGGAGTTAATCCAAGACGTGTATCATTCGCAGCTAGATTCGCAGGCATGAAAGGAGATATGAAAAAGCCAAATGGCGAACCAACGAGAAAAGCATTAGCACTAAAAGCGTGGGGATTCGGTTCTGTTGCCGCCGCAAGAGCATTTGCAAACAGACATAAGAAAAAATAAACGATAATATATTTACTTCCCCCAAGTAGCCTCCCCTAAAAGGAGGTTTTTTATGTACATAATTTTGTACAAAGTTTTCTAATTGTAAACTTATTTGGTAAATGTTACAATATGATGTATATTGCATCAAACTGCATCATAATGAAAAAAAGAATTACAATTAGCCTTTCAGAAGAAAGTTACATTAAATTACAACTTCTAGCCAAAAAGAAAAAATGGTCATTAAGCAAAACAGTAGAGGACATTTTAGAAAGACAGATCGCAAAACAGAAACCAGCAGTTCAACACGCAGGAGGGGTTTATGAAAAAAGTAATCCTTAATATAACACCCCAAACTCACGTAAGGGCAACTCAGGGTGATTCAATATTTTTCAGGATACCTAGAGAAAAATTACGCCCATCCGGGTTAAGTAGATTAATAAGACTAGAAAAGTACAACAAGTACAAAGTGGATCTATGCGCAGAAGCTAAGTCAAAAAGATTTGTTCTCCCACCGGTTGGTGCTTCTATAACCTTCTTTATACCAGTCCCACCCTCTTGGTCTAAGAAAAAAAAGAAACTACATCACGGCAGATTCCACCAATCCAAACCAGACATAGACAACTTACAAAAAGCCTTTTTAGATTCTTTAATGGCAGAGGACAAACAAATAGCTCACTTGGAAGTCCAAAAAAGATGGGTTGACTTTGAA